TTGGCACACAAACAGGTCTTCAGACTGCTCTTGCTAATTTAAACAACCAACAGCAGGCAGCGGTACAAAACCAAGCGGCCCAGTTACAGACACAAGGCCTGAACGCGCAACAGGCAATGCAAGCAGCTTTGGCAAATCAACAGATGGGTTACAACGTAGGCAGTCAAAACCTTGCGGCAAACCTTGGTGTACAACAACTTGGCGCGGGTCAAAACTTACAGGCTCAACTGGCGAATCAACAAGCGTTTCAACAAGCGCAGAATGCCGCTGAACAATCCCGTCAGTTTGGTGCTGGTCAGGGTCTTCAGGCCGCTAATCTTGGCGCTCAATATGGTCAATCTGCACAACAACTGGGTGAGCAGTCACGTCAATACGGTGCTGGTTTGGGTATGCAGGGCTTACAGACCGGCTTACAGGCAGCGGGTCAACTTGGTCAGTTAGGTGGTCAGCAGTTCCAGCAAGGCATGGACATCAACAAGTTGCAAAGCGCATACGGCGGTCAGATGCAGCAACAAGCCCAGCGTCCTTTGGATCAGGCTTACCAAGACTTCTTGAACCAACAGAACTATCCGTATAAACAGTTGGGCTTTATGTCCGACATGATTCGTGGTTTGCCACTGGGCCAGCAATCAACAAGCAGTATGTATTCTCAAGGCCCCGGGGCGGTTCAAACATTAGCGGGCTTGGGTGGCGCGGCTTACGGTTTTGGTAAGTCGGGATTGTTTGGTAAAGAAGGCGGCTTGATGAAGTCGTATGCTGGTGGTGGCGATGTAACGAGCGATCAAAACGTCGAAGGTATTTTGCCTAAACTAAGCGATCAACAACTACAAAAAGCTAAAGAAACAGCACTGAGTCGGCGTGATGTTGAACAGGCCAACATGATTGATGCAGAGATGGCTGAGCGGGCTTCTATCCGTGGCGGTTTAGGTGGTGCGTTTAACCAGATACCTGAAGAACAGCAAGAAGAAATGATGGCTGGCGGGGGCGTTGTTGCGTTTGCTGGTGGTGGTACGTTTGGTAAACGATTTGAAGGTAGCCTGACTTCATTAAAAGATATGGCGAATCAGCAACCTGCGGTACAAACCCCAGAACAGTACGAACAAGGTGTAGCTGCACGTCAACCTATGCTTGAAAAAATGTATGGTGCGGACGTTACAAAACCGTACTTAGAAGAAACTAAGTCCAAACGGGCTGGGTTAGCGGATCAAATGGAAAAAGATAAAGGGCTTGCTTTTGCTATGGCAAGCTTAGGTTTGTTGTCACGTAGCAAGAAACCCGGTGAAAATCAAAAGCAACAACTTCTTTCTGGCTTGGGTGAAGCTGGACAAATGTTTATTGGTGAAGTTGGAAAGCTTAAGAAAGAAAACAGAGAAGCCGACGACAAATTACGCCAGTCTGAAATTACACTGGCTACCGCGCAGCAATCTCGTAAAGAAGGTATGGTCAACAAGGCTATGTCTTTGGAAGACAAAGCCGAAGCTCAAAAACAAGACGCTTTCAAGATGAAACTTGGCGTACAAGAAAAGATTGCTCAACTCGAAGGTGGTTTGGCTGGAACTGAATTGCAAGGTGAGAACGCATTGAAGGTTGCGGGTGTTAACGCTGCAACCAGTCTTCAAACAGCAAAAATGGCTGCTGCCAAAGAAACCGACTTGGCCCGTCAGACCAATATTAACTACGCTGCACTGCTTGAAGAAGGCAAACCAGCTAATAAACAGACAATGGCCGAAGCTGCAAGAATGGCTGCAAACGACTTGAAACAATCTGATGTTCGTAGAGAAGCTGCTGCGGGTGTAAGAGACGACAAGTTTGAGCTTAGGGTGGATAAGGCATTGGAAAGCAACATGCCTTACATGAAAGCAGTGCAAAAGGGTAACACTGAAGAAGCTGCTCGTATCCGCCAAGGCGTAGTTGCAGAACTAAGGGCAACTTCTTCTCAAGCTGCTCCTGCCGCCGCGCCACAAGCTGCGGCTCCTGTTGTTAAACCCTCTATGCAAGAGTTCATGGCTGCGGCTAGAAAAGCAAACCCCGGTGTTTCTGACGCAGACTTAGCTGCCTACTACAATCGAAAATACGCCAATTAAAGGGGTTCGGCATGGCCATTATTGATCCGTTTGAGGCACAACAACCGCAACGGAGGGGTATCGTTGACCCCTTTGAGGCGCAGCCTGCTCCGCAAATCGTTGACCCGTTTGCCCCACAACCAAAACCTGAAGATCAATCAATCCTACGTAGCGTTGCCGACGTACCTTTAAAGGCGGTTTCTGGTTTGGCTACTGGTGTGCGTTTAGTTGCTGACGCTTTTGGTGCGGGTAGCGACGTATCCAAATCTATTAAGGGTGTAGAAGATTATATTGGTGAGTTATATAGTGCGCAGTCTAAAAAGGATTCCGCTGAGATTTCTCGGATTATGAAAGACGCCGAGGACAAAGGTGTTTTAGATCAAGTTAAAGCTGGTATCAAAGCTTTCACTATTGCCCCTATTGATACATTAGTAAACGCATTGGGCACATCTGCCCCCGCTATCGTGGCTGGTTTAGGTGCTTCTGTTTTTGGTGCAGGTGCTCTTGCGGCTACTGCTGTTGGCGCTGGGGTTGGTTCTATTATGGGTGCCGGTACGATTAAAGGTACTATCTACGATGCGGTCAAAGAAGAGCTTGGCAAGACTAATATGCCCAAGGAACAAATTGAAGCGCGTGCGCAAGCTGCGCAAGACTACAACGGTGAAAACTTAGATCAGATTTTGATGGGGTCGGCTCTCGGCGCAATCGGCGCAAGTACGGGTTTTGAGCCAGCAATAGCTCGTCAAGTAGCTAAGCAAATCATTACAAATAGTGTCAAAAAACAAGCGGCTGTTACAGGGGCTAAAGAATTTGTAGGTGAAGCTGCGCAAGGCGGTCAAGAACAATTAGCTCAAAATATAGCTCTTCAACGTGAAGGCTACGACGTACCCACTATGCGCGGTGTTGTGGGGCAGGGCACTATGGAAGGTCTGGCAGGTGCTGGACTTGGCGCTGCTGCTGGTGCGAGTGAAGGTTTGGAAGCCCGTCGAGCAGCAGAAGCTGCGCCTACCCAAGAACCAGCAACTCCTAAGCGGCCTCCACTGGAAATTGAAAAAGTTGCCGCTGATTTGACCCAGCAAGGCATTACTAATATTGACCCTGAGCGCGTAGCGCAATTTCAACAAACTTTCCAAGACATGGGGCTTGATCCCGGTAGTGCGCAATATCGTGCAATTGAAGCGGCTACCAAAGAAGTTGAAGACCAAGCTAAAGATCAAGTTGGCGAGCAAACACCAGCCCCCACTCCCGCTGAAGCAGCCGTTGAAACCCCTGCGGCAACCGAAGCCCCTATCCCATACATCCCGCCCGTCAATACTTGGACAGATACAAACCTGACCGCTACGTTGGAACTTCAACTGGCTAAGCCTGAAGCCAAACAAAACCAACCCCTCATCGAAGCGGTACAAACGGAGATACAACAACGTGCGGCAACTCAAGGAGAACCAGATGTTGGACAGACTATCCCCGGCACAAGTGGAGCAAGCGTTCCAATGGTTGGACAGCCCAGTACAGATACCACCGCCGGAGGAACTGGAATCGCTGAGCCAAGTGGAGTGGTTTCTACTAGACCGGATGTTACAGGAACTGTGGCGGGAGAAACGGTACAGCCCGTTGCAATAGTTGACCCGTTTAAACAAGCCGCTCAGACAGAAACGCTTTCTGCTCAGCCCATTGCAGTAGACCCCGTTGTATTTGCTAAACGCTCCGTAGATAGCGCAATAGCCGACCAAGGTAGCTTTGGATCTTTAGAAGAATCAATTGGTGCGTACAGAGATAACCTTCCAGACTCTATGCGTGAGCAGGGGATAAACGACCAGCCAACAATTGATAAAGCAGTTGCGGCATACGACGAGGAAATAAGCAAGCAAAGAATCCAAGAAATCCCCACTCAAGAAACCGCCCCCACTGAGTCTGCTGCTAAGTCAGACGATGTAATTGCTGAAGAAGCTGAGATACCTAACGAAATTGCAGACGCCGTCGGCGATATAACAACTCTGCCTGCTGAAGAAGAGACAGTAGAAACAACTAAGGGTAAAGTTGGCCGCAAACCTTTAACCCCCGAGAAAAAAGCCGCCAGCGATGAACGCCGCAAACAACAAACAGCAAACTACAAAGAAAATGAAAAAGCTGTAGCTGCTGCTGAAGCCGCTCTTAATGAAGCCCTTGCTCCTATTGACGAAGATAAAATTACTTCGGACGAAAACTTAGTCGCCGCCGAAACAACAAAACGTGTTGGCAAAATCCAAGCTATCAAATCTTTGATACTGTTGTCACGTTCCCTTAAAGGCACTAAGCCGGGTGACCGAGCAGCCGAGCTATTAAAGAATCCCGCCATTACTAAAATGGAGTTGGAGAACGTACAAAAAGGTATTGCTGCTCAAGTATCTAAAGCTAACACGCAGGTAAAAGTTGGCCGAGCCGATACTAGATTTAACAACATGACAAATGGTCAGCAAGCCTTGCGTCATGTTATCAAGACCGGTAATGCGTTTCAAAGATTTTTGGCTCAACGCTTGTTACCCTTTGTAAAAGATGTCAACTTCAAAGTAATTGAAGAAGATGATGTTCTGCCGAGTCAAATCACTGAAGGTGGGGCAGAAGCCGATTGGGATGCGTCTCGTGGTTTGTTCTTACGTATCGTGGCTACCGGCGAAAAATTTGTGTTTGTGCGCGGTAGGACTGGAGGCCCAAGCCAAGGTATTAACAACGTCACTGTGCTGCACGAGATGTTGCACGCCGCGCTTAACAAGAAAATGGACTTGGCGCTTGACGCGCTTCAAACTGGATTTGACCGCAAGTCTGATTTGGCGGTGGCGTACAACGCCCTAATTAAAACAATAAACTTGACCGCCGACCGGGTCAACGAGATGCGTGAAGCAGGCACATTGCCTGAGTTCATGGAAGACTTAATTTCCGCCAATATCTTTGGAGACCCACGAGAGTTTATTGCCTACGCAATGTCTGACCCTGACTTCCAAAAGTTCTTGATGAAAACTGCTGGGCATCTCAAACAATCGTTGTTCACTCGGTTTATCAACAACGTGCGTCAGTTTTTTAACATGGACGCAACTCATACCAGCGCACTGTCAGATATTGTAAATATTACCGACAGCATGTTGACCGCACGCAAGACACCTTTAATGCGTGCACAGGAAGCTTTAGAAAAGCGTAGCGGTAACCTTGCAGAAATATCGTCGGCTATTAAAGAGAAGAAAGCAAAGACCAACAAGATTCTTCAGCGTATAGAAACGTCTAGCTTTGCCGACATAATCCGAGACTTGCCTCTGCTTGTTAACTTGCGCAGTATGCAGGATTTAACCGACGCGCTGTCTTCTATGTACGCTGGGTTTGATAATTTTAAGCTGCGCCAAGTACTGCCTATGTTGCAAACAGAGGCCGTAGTTCAATGGGCCGACCGCCTCGGCGTTAAAGGTATTAAAGAGTCTTGGCAAAACCTCGGTGATATGGCGGCTATGCGTAATAAAGCTACGGCGGACATGGTGCCCGTCTCCGAATCCTTAGCAAAGTTGGCACGTAACGCACCCGAGCAACTACGGCGTCTTGCTAATGTGATGCACTACTCCACGTTGCTGTACCGTGACCCAACTGTAGCTGGCAATTTAACTAAAGATGCCGACTTGAAAAAGTTGTGGGATGGCTTGACCGACGCAAATAAAAAGTTGTATGAGCAAGTCCGAGATTTTTATAAAGCCAACCACGAGCAATATCATGTGTTGCTGGAAGAGCAGATTGCTAATTCAAAGTTGGCTGGCACCGCTGGAGACGGCAAGTCCCCCAAAGGTAAACTGATTGCTCAGATTAAACAAATATACGAAGATGGCAAAAAGCTGTACCCGTACTTCCCATTGATGCGTTACGGCCAATACTGGTTGCGCATTGGTAAGGGCGTGAACCGCGAATTCTACATGTTTGAGAACGCTTTTGATCGCAACATGTTTTTACGTAAACGCGTCCGTCAAATGCAAGAGGCTGGTTTCACTGAATCCTTGCGTGAGATGCAGGAATCTAAAGTTATCGACATAGGCAACGATTTGTCTGATGCGCGTAAGCGGGACTTAGATGCCAGCGGTATGTTAAAAGAAATCTTTAACTCTATTGATGCGGGTGTAAAAGCTGGCAAAGAAGTCATTGATGATTTTGGTAATACGGTTTCTGCTATGACCAGCATTGATGCCGAGAAGCTCAAAGACGAAATCTATCAAATGTATTTGCAGACTTTGCCTGACCGCAATTTCCGCAGACAGTACATGCATCGTCAAGGCACTACCGGTTTTAGCGGTGACATTGCTCGTAACTTTGCGGTGACCGGCACAAACATGGCTAATCAATTGGCGCGTATTAAATATGGCCCCCGCATCATGAACGAGCTTGAACGTGCAAACGACACGCTTGAAGGAAACCCCGACAAAGAACGCCTCGGTGAATTTGTTTCTGAGATGCGTATGCGTGCCGAACAGCAAGTTCGCCCTGATTCGGAAGACAGCTTAGGCTATAAAACTTCTGCGCTGTTGAACTCCTCGGCCTACTTGTGGTTGATGACTTCGATCAAGACCGCCGCTACTCAGTTAACGGCGCTTCCAATATTTGTTGGCCCAGTGCTTACATCCAATCACGGGTTTAATCCCATCAAAGTTGGTAAGGCTCTTGCTAAGTCAATGGCTATTTTTGGCACAAGCGGTATTCGTCGGCAAGCTAAAGACGGCTCAACCACGTTTGAGTTCCCCTCCTACCTAAACAACGGCTTGATTAAGTTGACTGAGGATCAAAAGTTGGCTGCGCAGTACATGGCAGACAGAGGCATCAGCGACAACACGTTGGCCTACGATCTTGGTAACCGCCGAGATACGCCGACTAGCAAACTTGAAGGTACTACGTTGCGTACTATTCGCAGTGCCAGCAATGTAATGACTAGCTTATTCCATCACTCTGAGCGCATGATTCGTGAAGTGACTTTTATGACTTCCTACGATATGTATTCTAAAGAGATCAACAAAGAAACCGGCAAGAAGTACACTCACGAAGAAGCCTTACGTGCAGCCGAAGCCGAGACCCACGAAGCTTTGGGCAACTATCACGCATCTAACCGCCCTCGCGGGTTGCTGGCTAACGCTGAACGCGAAGTTGTACTTGACGCTCAAAAACCTATAGGCCGCACAATTCTTCAGTTCAAGATGTTCCCCACGTTTGTAACTACGTTCTTTATACGTAACGCTTACCGTGCGCTGGCGGGGCTTGATGCACAAGATCGCGCTAAAGCTATGACCCAGTTGGTTGGCACGTTGACTATGTCTACCGCGCTTGCTGGTTACGTTGGTATTCCCGGCGCAACAATGGCTATGGGCGCAATTCAGGGCATGATGAATGCAATGCGTGGGGACGACGAGGACGACCCATTAGAAGGCCGCGACTTAGAGTTTTGGTTCCGCAACATATGGCTACCGCAAACTTTTGGCAACATTAAGATTGGAGATCACACATTGGATGAAGTCTTAGACAGAGGCTTGATTGCCACTATGACTGGCTACGACATTTCCGGTAGCTTGTCCATGAACAACATGTGGGTGCCGGATGTAAAAGAGCAGGCCACTTCTGCTGCGGCTATGCAGGAATACTTTATGTCTTTGCTCGGCCCTAGCGCATCTATCATGTTTAAACAAATCCCTAACGCCATTGACACGCTGAACCGAGGGGAAATTTTGAAGGGTATCGAGCAGTTATCCCCGGCTTTTGTGCGCGGTTCACTTACTGCTTATCGGTATTCACAAGAAGGAGCAACTACTACATCAGGCGCGGTTATCAAGGAAGCCGAGGAATTTACTCAGGGGCAGTTGTTGGCTCAGTCTATGGGTTTCGCTACTGAAGGACTTGTGGCTCGGCGGGAAGCAATCTTCCAATTGCAAGGTGAAATCTTAAAAGTAAAACGCGAACGCACCAGCTTACTTGACCGGTTGGAGCGGGAGTTGGACAAAGGTTCGGATGAAGACATTGAAAAAGCCTTTGACAAAATATTTAAGTTTAATAGCAGAAACCCCTACGACATGATTGGTGGTGACAACATTAAGCAATCAATTAAAAAGCAAATGGAACGCAAGATTAAATCCGACCGTGGTATGCCTATTGACAAAAAGTACTATCCGCAATTAATTGAATTGCTGGAACCGTCGGAAAAGAAACTAGAGCGTGAGCGTTTGATGGCCCAATAAAAAACCCCCGCACATAGGCGGGGGGAAGGGGAGGCTGGAAGGAGCTAACTCTTCCAAATGGCAACTGCTTACCATTGATATTAGTCTACATTAAACGCGCCAAACTCGCAAACCTTTTATACCCTCCACGATTACAACCTTTGTAACAATAGGTATCTTCAACCTTTTTGTAACAGCGGCTACAGTTTCCCGTGCCGCATTGTGGTCTATGCAGGGTACAAAAAATGAATGACCGGCTCTAAACTTTGACCAATCAATCTGATACGACACGGTCTCGATTTTCATTTAGCCCCAACATATCATCCATGCGCAGGAACTCGGAATTCGATGCGTCAAACTTCAACGTACGCACAGCAGGGGAAGCAACCTTCATACCCTTGGACATACGCTTATTGACCGTCTCAACAAAGATTTTCAAGTCGGTTAACTCTTTGAGCAGGGTTTTGTAATTGACCTGCTGCTTGATACAGAATTCTTTGAACTGTTTGGCTGCTACGTAGATGTGTTTAGTATCCGGCTCGTAACGTACCAGCAACTCCCCACGAGGTTCTTGCAAAGGTAACGCCGACATACTACTCCGGGCATCTACTTCACCGTTAACCACCAAAGCATTGATGTGGTGGCTATCAAGAAATTCACCGAGGGTGGCAACGGGAGTTGACTGTGGGGGCTTTATATCGTGGCGCATTTCACCCAACATGCCCTTTAGCCAGTCGTACACAGCGGTCATATCAAAATCATGTAAGCCAAGGTGACGAGAAATTAAACCACCGGCAATGTTACAAGCGGCGGTGGCAGACCAATAGCGTTCCCGTGAGGTGAACTGAACTTCTTTATCCAGTCGGGCTTGCACTTTCTTTATCAAATCCTTGGTGTACTCTAAATTGTTTACCAGCCATGTAAGGTATATCTCCCCCGCATGACCATAGTTCTCGTTGAGTTGGTGGTCAAACATTTCTTTGCCCCTAGCTACACCAATCAAGTCATTGGGTTCTATCTTGTACTCAAGTAACCGTACGGATTCACCATCTGGGCTATTCTTCAATGCGGTCAACTTCTCGTAAAAGCTGGCGTTAGACGAGCACAAAGTCATGTTCTGCCATGAAGTGTTGTTGATGCGCAGTGCGTTCTCTGAACCCTTTTGACGGTTCTTGCCTCGGCCATGACTGATGCCGTATGCCAAATCAGAAAACTCCTTGGGGGACATGTTAGTGATTTCGTCAATCGTGTTGGGGATGTTGTTCATTACCCCAAGCTGTTGCATCTTGGCGTTGAGCGTGTCCTTCTCAATTGACATAAGTTCGTAAGGCATACCATACACACTGTTACACATGCGCAGAATGGTTGATTTCCCTGATCCGGCGTATTCGTAAATCACGTTAATGATTGAACCCTTTAACCCAGTGAACTTCATTAGTGGAGCGCCAAACGCAGTTAAGGCTCCAAAAGCGTGAGGCTCCATACCCTTGAGTGCGTACAGGTTGAAGACTTCCTTCCACTTATCTATGTCACCTTTTTCGTGAACCTTCTCGGCAAAAAACTCTGTTGTTGACGATGATGGGCTGTAGAACGTACCGTCCTTGGTAATCTCTTTGTTACCCATAATAAATTTACTGTCGCCTTCAACCCATCCAAATTGTGTTCTCATAAGCTCTGCTTTCTTCATGTATTGCAAATTTTTAACTGCTGTAACAACGTACGTTGCAAGATTTTCATATTGCTTGTGGTGCGCCATTACTCCCTGTTGGGCAAGCTGTTTACGTAGCTCGTCCTTTGATGAAATAGCCGCAGTGGTTATCGCAAACTCTTTCACCCCGTCATGGGGTAAGTGAAGTCTGAACAACGCTATCTCACCTAACTCTTTGTCCCGCATACGCTTGAGTACATACAAGTCATGCTCGTACACCATTACGGGGTCTTCTTCGGAATCTTTGGGGGGACGAACATATATACCACCCTTTTTACCTCTGAAAAACGGAAACGGATACTCAGGTATTTGGTGCGTCTCAACACCTGCTTCGGTTTCAACCTCCACTTCGTTGTCGGCCTCGGTTGCCTCTGCTATCTCTATACCCAACACAATAGGTGAAGTGATCTTGCCTTTGTGTACACAACCATCACAACCACCGGGGTTGCGTTCTTCAAATGTCGTGCAGTGGTGTGGGCCACCGCGCTTGCGTATATTCCTAAGCTTGTTCTCTACCTCGGCAGGGTCGTACTCGGGATGCTGGTCGGACATCTTGTGCGCCGCCTTGTCTCCGTCTACACAGAAAGCAGGGATAGACAACGCCGACATCCACAGTGGCTCATCAATCTCAGCTTGGTTTTGAAACACGTAATTCAGTTGCGCACAGCCGTTCTCGGCCTTGAGCATGATGGTCTTAAACCGCTTGACCTTATTACCCAACAATGCTTCCATCATGGGACTCATGGCAGAGGGTATAAAGTCCGGCACTTCTTCTTGTTTCGGCTCGGGTGCGCCCAACAATTCACGCAGCTTCTCAATAGACAGCCTCGGCGAAACCCCGTTCCACACGACTACGTCTTTGGCCTCTAACCCTTTTTTTACATTCATTGAACCGGGCACACGAAGAACCCGCGATGCTTCAAACACCTTGTCGTCAACGATCAAGTCATGTTCTTTGCAAAGTTGTTTTAGCCGCTTGGCTAATGGCTCCCACACCGTGCGGGATAACATCTCTTCAAGCAACCAGTAAGCATGAACACCGTTGCCGGAATTCACCAAAATTGGTCTAGGTAAGCCGACTGTCTTACAAAACTTCTTAAGCTCTTCCAGCCCTGTCTGCTGGTCGAGATAGCCCTCGATCTTCCCTTTGGAATTCGGTACACCCTTGGTCGGGCCGCAATCAATATCCAGCCATAAGGCTTGAACAAAGGCTACGTTGTCGTGCGTCCTGTCGTCTGCTGTACCAAATTTGGCACAGCCAAAATACACGTTGACTTGCTTGGTGTTGAACTCTTGGATGAGTGTCTCGGCTTCTTCCCTTGTGTTTGCAAAACGCTGGTCAACATATTTACCTATGCCAACTATGCAGTACCGCCCCTCCGTGGGTAACACGGCATCTAGCAAATCAAATGTGGACATTGTTTATTTATGTTTTTTATGTCGTGCCATGAAACGCTCAATCTGTTCAGCGTGGGTAGGAGATGGGGTAAACGCACCCCAAAACCAGTTGTAAACCGTCATGCGGCTGACCCCTAGCTCTACTGCCACTCGCGTAGCAGTAATCTCCCTCGCTATACAGAAGCGACCCAAGGCTACGCCCAAAGATTCAGCGTCGGCCTTTTTATTGGCTTCAACTAATTTTTGGCTGTAACCATAGGTCATGCGTTACTCCTCTTCCGTCCAAGCCGCAACCACTGAGTCCAAACTTTTCTTGGATGCGGGGGCAGCTTCAACAGCTTTCTTGGATTCACGTTTCTTAGGCTCATCTACTGCGTCGGCTCGTGCTTTGACAAGGGCTTTGGCGTCTTCCTTTTCAAAAGCTTCGCCCAATGGTTTTGGTGCTTCCAACTTTGGCGCACGACCTGTATCGGCTTGATACGGAGTCATAACAACCAGCTTCTGTGTCTCGGGTAAAACAGCGGCTTTACTGGTTGCGGCGTATTCACCTTTGTTGATGAAGCGAGTCGGCGTAAACAAAATAGACTGGTTGTCATTGTCTTCATTGAAGCTCAATTGGGTAACAACGTAGTCCAAGCTTTTACCGTTGTTGGACAAGTACTTGGTGTAGCTCTCAAAGGGATGAGTGTTGTCGCCAACGCTGTCACCAAACAAAGACTTGGAAGACAAGTTCATTTGATACACAGAACCTTCGAGGGAAGTACCGAAGTCCTCTTCCAACATAACCGCAATGCGGCGTGAGTAGCGGCAAGCTTTAGAGTTGCCCATGCCCGAACCCTTGATGTTTTGTTCGCATGAGTCGCAACGGTCAGATTGCTTATTAACGGAACCAACATCGGGAACACTGCCATCATTAGAGAAACAGTCGGGGGCTGTTGGCTCAGCGTCGGCACTCCATTGCTTTGCGTAAAAGATACGCCCAACTTTGGGAGAGGCATTGATAACGACAACATTTAAGTCGCCTTTGACCTTACCCATCTCTTCACCGCCCACAACTTTTCGGAAGATTCCGTTTTTGGGGACGATTCGTTTAACGCCAGTGCGACCGGCGAGTTGTTTTGTAAGCTCACTGACTCCAGCGGTTTGCAGAAAGTCGGGGAGGTCTTGGTTCAACAAAGTAATGTTGCTCATTTTCAGTTTTCCTTAGAACGTCTAACTACCACGGTATATTGATTTTCGACATTCAAGCCTTTCGGCAGAAGGTCAGGATTCTCAAGAAGAAAATCTTTCATGTTTGTTTGATGAAGTCTCTTCTCCAGCAGGCCATATGCACCGGTCTCCTCAATGAAGTCGTACATAGAATCCCAATCATTCGTCCAGTACCGTGACTTTACGGAACGAACAATCGTGCCAGCTTTTGTGCGAATGCTGTCGGCATTCATGTTTTTACAGATCGCAAGCATCTCCGATTCAAGCAACGCCATCTGCTCTTCGATGTCGGCGTACTCGGCTTTATACTTGGAAGTGAGGGTATCTTTGGCGTCGCGCATCTTGATGTAGATAGCGGTCAGTTTGTCTAGGGGGACAGAAGGAGTGGTGACTTCGTCCTGAACTTCTAATGCGTCCATAGTTAGCTCCAGTTGTTTCGGGGGGGTCAGTTTATCACAGACCTTGACAATGTCAAGTACTTTCTAAAATAATTTCTTGCCTGTATAAATCAATTATTTTTGTGTGGTGTGCAATGTTGCCCCGCAAGTGGGCGTACATCTTTGTCTCTATCGGACTGCCTGTTATATGCACGACTGTCATCGGGTTAACTTGACCGGGTCGGTCAATTCGGGCATTGGCTTGTAGGTATGTTTCTACACTTGAGCACGGAGCGTACCAAATAATTGTGTCGGCGGCAGTTAGGGTAAGCCCGTGGGATGCTGCTTGTGGTTGGATGATAAGAACCTTGGGGTGCTCGTTCTCTTGAAACCGCCGCACCAATTCAGAACGTCTATTGACACTCACCTCTCCATTGATAATTTCGCACTTTATATTGTGCTTTTTTAAGTGCTTTTCTAGAAGCTCAATGGTGTGGGTAAAGGGTACAAACACCAGCACTTTTTGGCTTGATTCCTCAATGACTTCCTGCACCACATTTAATCTGCCAGATACATCAAACTCTAGGACTTCTCCAGTATCCGTATACACAGCGCCCCCGGATATTTGAAGTAGCTTGTTGAGTTTCACGGCGGCATTGACTGCCGATATTTCTTCTCCGTCGGCCTCAATCAACATCTGCTTCTTGAGTACGTTGTAATACTTGATCTGTTGGGGTGACAGCGGTGCATCACGGTCAACAAAGGTTACAGGGGGTAGGTCAAGGCACTGCTTCTTCTCAAACCGTATAGCTGGTTGGAGTATCTTGTGAACAATGTGTTTGGACTCGGGGCGTGGTATCCAGCGGTAGTCACTGACCTTGAGCATTACTTGATCTCTAAATTGCCCAAAGAACAGGGGGATGCCAGTGGGGTTCACTAACTTTGCTAATCCGTAAGCATCCACAGGAGACTGCGCGGCGGGAGTTCCAGTCAACATCCACAACCCACGTATGACTTTGGTTAGGTCTCGCAAGTCTTTCCACCGCTCTGTCTGCGCATTCTTATACGCTGACGCTTCATCTACCACAATCAAATCGAACCCGCCCTTGAGCAGTTCACTCTTAACAATTCCAACCCCATCAAAATTAATGATGACAAACTCTGACCCCGCATTGATGATCTCTTTGCGCTTCTTAGCCGCGCCGTGTGCAACTGACACCGTGCGATGGATTGCGAACTTAAACAAGTCCTGTTGCCATGCCGACTTCATGATTGACAAGGGGCAAATCACTAACACTCGCTTCACTAATCCTCGTTGCATCAAATAATCAACTGCCCAAATCACTGATGCTGTCTTGCCTGTCCCCTGCTCGTTAAAGCAGAACGCTTTGTTGTTGGTCGTTAGGAACTCGGCTGTAGTCTTCTGATGATCGAACGGTGTGAACCCGTGGGGACGAGGCCACTCATACTCTGATAAGTTCATTTTTTCTTTGGCTTGTTGGTTTTGACAGTATGGTCTGAATTGCGGCTGAACGAACGGTTGGCACTCGGGGTCTTGAGCTTAAGATTTCCTGAAGCATTGCTCCCCCCTTTGGACAAGGGAACCACATGGTCGATGTCTTTTCCAGTACGGTCAACGCCCTTCTTGTCCATCTCGCTTCTTGCTCGTTGACGTTCAAGTCGTGTATCAGATTCGCCTCTTGCTTTTTGCTGTTCATATTCTTTTTTGTATGGTCTAGGTTTGTTTACGTAGGGCATGATGTTTCCTTAGTGGTTCATTCAAGTGTTGCTTTGAGTTTCAAAGCGTGTATTAAGTCGGCTAAACCATACATAATTTCACTGCCTTCCCATTCGCCTGTTATTTTTATGCGCACTGTGTGTACATCTTCTAACGTAACAACGGTTTCGTCTTGTGGGCTGTCACCTGTCAATAGCGTAACCTCCATCAACTGCGAAAAACCTGAAGGTGTTTCAAATTCCAACACTGTGATTTCGCTGTTACCGTTTCCTTCTTCATCCACCACAGCACGTACAGCGCCGTAGTAGCTTTGCCATTCATTGGTTACGTAATTAGTTGAATCAAATTTCATTTTTAGCTCCGGTTGTATTCACATTGTTTGACCGCGCAGAACTTGCACAGCGGCCCACTGATAGGATTCCACACTCCATTTTCTAACGCCGCCTCAATCCGTGCAACACCCATCGCTGGCTTTTCTAGGTACTTTTGCATCATTTCTCTGTGGTGCTCGGCTTTCACAAACTCCTTGCTTACCGTAAAGATCAAGGCTGACTTCACTCGATTGATTTTGGGGAACTTGGCAAAAAGACCAGCCGCCACAAGGTCGAGTTGTTTGGTGTCTGCGTACCGTGCACTCTTGCTGGTTTTGTAGTCGGCGGAATGCGCCAAACCCTTTTCTTCGTTCAATACAACCAAGTCGGCAATACCGTGCCACCATACGTTCGGGGCATGGAACTCACAAGCCTCTAGGTCTTTGGTCAAGCCTAGCTTTACCTCGCACAGCTTCTCCCCCTCTAAATTCTTGAGGGCATCCAGCGTGTCCTTCATGTACTCAAACGCTGGCGGGATTGGCTTACCGTCACGGATGTATTCCTCTGCCACAGTATGAGCAGTCTTGCCGTACAGCGTTGCCGTTGTGTCAGGCTCAACAACATCCTTGGCTATCTTGGTGTGATAGTACTTCTTTGGGCATTGCTCAAATGTTTTTAAGCTACTGAACGACCATACGATACTCATAAATCTTCCTTTGGTATTCTAAATTCCCAAAACCCATACGCATCGCCACGACTCCATCTGTCCCATGAAAAATGTACATCGCGTGTTTTCTTGTTGATGTACTTCCACAAGACTCTCATCAGCAATCTCCATAGCTCTTTCCATACCCTGCTTCGCAGTTCAGGGGTAGCTCGGGTGCCCACGACGGACGGATACGCATACACAACTCAACGTACTCCTTAGCTGTTTCAGCCTCGTCTTCCGGTGCAATACAAGCCACGGCGTCATGCACCGTCATAACTACGCGGTACTTTTTTGCAATCATTAACATCTGCTCACCTATCACAATACGTGCAAGTGCTTGGCATACGTTCTCGATTACTTTACCGCCGTAGATTCGGTTGGGTATGACAGCTTTGCCCTTCTTGGTGTCGTACACATACTCAACATCGCCATCGTCGTCTGTCTTTTTACGTAGGTTGGGATACTTTAAGCGCAGTCCGTTGGGTAGCAGGATGCCCTCGGAACCATCTACCTTGAGAATGCCGCCCCGACCAAAGGATGTGGTTTGTTCACCGATGATTGCGGAGAATATTTTTGCCGCCTCTTTCCACAACGCTGATATGTTTGGGTAGGTTCGACGATATGTATCAATGATGCGTTTCGCTTCATCCTCCGATACCTCCACTCCAAAAGCTTTGAGTTGCGTTCTAAACTTAACCGCACCCATACCATAGCCAGCCCCAAGAATCGTTGTCTTACCGACGAAACGCTCATCCTTTGTGATCTCTTCAATCTTTTTGCCATAGATAGCCGATGCCATGATTTTGTATACATCTTCGCCCCTTTCAAATGCTTCTACCAAATCGTCTTGCCCAGCCAGCCATGCCAGCGTCCGTGCTTCAATCTGTGAGGAATCTGAATCAATCATTACCATACCAAACGGCGCAAGGACAGCCTTTTTCAGTGGGGATGTGCGCTGTAAGTTCTGTAAGTTGATCTTGTCGTCACCACCCCAGCGTCCAGTGTGTGCGGCATAGTAGCGTAGGGGTACAGGCATTGGGCCTCGTTTAGCAATCCCAATGAACCGCTCGGTGCGGGTCTCTTCAATGGTTGACTTTGTACCTAACCGCGCCGCAACCAATACTTGCACATTCGCATTCTCATGCTCCAGTAGGGCCTTGAACTCTTCATCCATCTTAGAGAATGCGTAAGTCTGCTTACCAGTAGTAGGACTCTTCTTCATGGGCGGCTCAACACCAAGTGATCTAAGCAAGTCGGCGAATTGCGGGTTGCTCATCAAAGTGTCTTTGTCGAAGTTGTTCAATATCTCTGTCTTGCGCATCTTCTCTAACTTAAGATGCAGGTCTAACATCAACTTGTCCAACTGCAACACTGGCTCGGTAAACATGCGTATGGTCAGGTCAATCAGGCGTAGCTCAATCTTTGGAAAGCCTTGGCTCATTAAACCGAACAAGTCCCATGTCAGCTTCACATCGTTCTTACAGTAGTCGCCGTATCGTGCCAAATCTTCCTTGTTAAAGTCTTTGCGAAACTTATTGATGGCGTTGACAACTTCGTTACCCTTGACCCCGATTCCGTAGTAGGTCGCTAAGACCGCTAGACTGCCGCCTACCTGAGTGCCATGCAATGCTCGCGCCATGCTCAGCGTATCCAACCAGCCTTTGGGCTTAATGCCGTATATCCAATTCAGGATGGCTCCGTCAAACACTGCGTTGTGCGCCAGCGCAAGGGAATTCTCCCAATCAAAGTCATTGAGGAACTGGTACATGGCTGTGTGGCTACCGCTGAACCATTCCGGCTCGCCATCGTTTACCTGTACCGCAACACCGATAACTTCAAAGCGTGGGTCGCGGATGTATTCCTCAGTGGTCTGCTTGGCAAACCCAAGGTCACCGCCGTAGGCTGTCTCAAAGTCGATTGTGATTATGTTCATCTGAAAAGATTCGAGGATGTGGTTGCCGCCTTCATTTGCTTTACATCTTCTTCGCTAAGGGTTTGTTCGCCAAGTCGTATGTTTGGGCTATACGTATCTTGTAGCTGTGCAAGGGTGTACCCAAGACGAGAGCCCTCTGCCTTTATTTGCGCTTGACCAAACCCACTATTGCTACCTATTTGCGCACCGGTAAAGTAAGGAGCGCCTTTTAGTTGTTCTTCCATGTTGTCCTTCAACAACTCACGCATGACCTTCTCGTCGAATTCTTTGCGCCGTACTTCTTTCAGCGCTTCGTGCAGTGCACCCTTCTCAGGCTCAGTCAACACCTCACGGAAATTAGCGGCGAACATGAAGTGCCATTTGTCAGCACTACCATAAAACTCACTGGGATTGGACTCCATTCGCCCTACCAGCGCACGTACACCTGCGGATAATTCAGTCATTGTTAGCTCCTTCATTGTTTCATCAGTTGGATAAGTTGCTCTAAGTATTCGAGTTGCTCTTCGGCAATTACGGCGGCTGTGCCACCGCATTGTTTTATCTCTCGAAGGTTTTTTTCTTGCAGTGCCGTGGTCGTGCCTTTGCCTGCCTTGGCTTCAACAGCAAGGAAGTTTCCGTTGACACAGCATAGAAAATCGGGGACTCCTGAGTTGCCGTAACCAGTGCCGATGGGCATGGCGTAGTAGACACCGTTGTCTTTCAGGATTTTTTTAATCTTGGCCTTGACCTTGGCCTCGGGGGTTGCCGCCACTAACTACTCCAAATTATTTTCAAGCGGCGATAATAACACATTGCTAGACAATGTCAAGCACAGACGTAAAAAAGCCACCCGAAGGTGGCTGGGGCTTACCCTAACAATTTGTTAGGCTTGCGCGATTGCTCGTTCAAGATACCACTTGGCTTTCTCCAAATCTTGCTTGCGGTCGCCCTTGTGGTCGGCTCGGCTAATGTACTTCACAGCATTACCTAAGTGATAGGATAAATCTTTCGCTTCGATAAAGTCGATAGTCTCCATACCACCTACCTTGTAATGGGCAGGGTGATTCACTGGGTCTTCGGTTGGCTCCTCCATTGTGATTGGCGTGTCGCTTGAAGTGAATGTAATTGCTTCCCATTTTTGCGCCGCCGCTCTACGCCCTTTGGTGAGTTCGTATATCATTCCTGATACTTCCTTGTCCATACTCTTCTTAGCCATGTACGCAATTTGGTACGTGGTCTTGAATTTCTTGGCTACTTCAGCAGTTGTAGCTGTTGGGTTGGTGGCGAAATACGCTCGCATCTTTGCGGCGCGGCTTGTGTTGCGTTTTTTAGCTGTTGCCATTGTTAGCTCCTTGCTGTTGGCTGTTTACATACTCGGTTAAAACTTCACGAATCTTGGCTTGCTTTGAATACGGATAGTGGGTGTTGAAGTAATCCATCACATGCTTTGGTAATCGCAAGCTCGTATTGAAGAGGGTCGGCTTCTTACTCGGGCCTCGTCCCTTTCGTTTTTTAATTTCCTCCATTTGCTTTCCTTTCAAATCGGCTATCTTTCAAGAACGCTCTTAGCCATTTACCCTTACCAAGTTTTACCCACTCTTCGTATTCACTTTGAGTCAGTTTAGCGCTCACGCTTCTGCCGTTCTTGGTCAGTTCACGCTTCTTTGGCTTCAGCATCTATATTCCTTTGATGGAATGGTGCGTGTTCATCTAAGTAGTCTCTCAGCAGTTTTATAAAGCCTACCTCAACACAAGCACGTACTTCTGCGGGTTCAAAGTCACAGATGATGGTCATCGTGCCGTTCTCGTTCTCAACAATTTCTTTCACTATCATGCTTTTCTCCTTCTTCCTTGGTTAAAAAAATGAAATGGCATTTGGTACAACGCCACATCAAGCCTTCCTCTACTACCACTTTGCGTTGCCCATGCAAGCCACGCATTCTCCCAAAAAATGTTTTGACCTGTTCAATCATTCTTCCCCCATCGTTTACACAATTGTTTCAACGTCTTACTCTGCTTCTTCTTATTACACACCTCGCTCTTCGACGCCTCTTTTGCTTTTACTTGTAGCTGTCTAGGTGTAAGGGGTTGTGGTGGGTCGGGGAATAATCCATTGAACCCCACTGTGCCTAGCACAGCACTGAGTATGAGTTTGTCGATCATGTGTTTCCCTATCGTGTCCTACTTCTTGAGCCTTTAACCGTATTCCAATCCGTGCTGGAATTACGAATGCTGGTTGCAAGGGTGTTCATACCTACCTTGACCCTGTTTGTTCTGTATCTTTCTCTTTCTTTATTCATTTCGCTGTCTCTGTTTGTGTTTACTGTAGTTGTGTCGTACTTGGATGTTTTCAGTTTCTTCAGTAGTAGCACATCTTTCTCAGGCGGTTGCTCCCATAGGCGATTGCTTATCTTTTCCAAGTGCGCCGCTACAAAAGGTTTTACGTACAAACCCCACGGCACACCCTTCGCTGGTACACGCAACAAAGGTTCGTCTAACTCCCAGTGGTCTTTACCAACAATGCTTCTAAACATTTGTATGGCATCTAACAACTTGCCATCGTTACGCCATGTCTTGATAAGACAAGCGTCCCAGTATTCTTGTGGTGTACTCATATGTTTTTCTTCCTTGTTTGGGCAGTTCTTACCTTGGTCGCAGTCATGTGTGCATGGTGGGCAAGTCATGCTTCCACCTCCAGTGGTACATCACGCCATTCGCCGGGATTGCCGTTGACCCAATGTATGTCAGTGCTGTTGTCTTCCCACCATTGCTGAAGTATGCGTATCTTTTTTGGGCGGTAGCAAACCTCTACTCCGTGTCGATCAGTTACCTTCACATCGTGTTGCTCAAAGCCATCCGCACGCTCAACAAAACGCAGTTTTGGTGTTGGTGTCATGTGTTCTTCTCCTTGAGTTTGGCTTCAATGTATCGGGCAAGTTTGCCAATTGGAATGCGACCGCTACCCTCTTCTTTAAATTCAACCCAACGCTCAACTTCTTCGCAATCCTTATCCGTCAGCCCTACCCACGGCTTCTTGTATTCTTGAATGTCATCGTCCTCATCAATCATTTCTTCATCTCCTCAATATCTTTTACCAAAATATCAAACCATTCTTGTGTGGCTTTGCCTCTGCCCATACTCTCCAACGGCATGACAGCAGGGCGCAGTTCTTTGATGCGTTGCAACACTTCGTCAATCACTTGGTCACGATACGGATTGATTGCTATTGTTGCTCTCACAGCTTCTTTCTTTGCAATACTTCTGCGCTCAATCTCGTTGAACGCTTCGTCTTCTTCAGTCATCATCAACTCCATTCTGTATAAAGTACAACACCCACATAAGGAATCCAACAGTCGCAAGTATTACAAACGAACCAAACATCATTAGCAAAAATAGTAAAAATACCTCCCATAACATTTTGTTAGCCCTCCCCCATCACTACCACAAATACCTCGTCGCTGATACGGCAACCCATGTCGCTTATGAACGTCTCGGCTTCCACAAGTTTTAGCATACCTAGCTTACCCTTCATATCTTCGGGGAGCGTATTATCATTAAAAAGTTGGATAACGTCACCCATTTTCACTAGGTATTTACCATCATCTTTGATGACAAGCGCGGCTTTACCCGCTTCGAACCGGCTCTTGACATTCTCAATAGTTAGCATCTCCTCACCTATGCGGTCACGTTCTGCAATAGCTTTGTGGATTCTATTGCTATCAATTTCATGCCACCCTTTGATGTGGTCGAGGAACAAAGAAAAGCCAGTTTCCATGATGAACTTACTAGCGGCGAGATTTATAACACCTGAGTGCTCGTGTATTTCCCTTTCCTTTCTACGTGCCTGTTGGTATATGGTATTTCCCGCATCCTTCATAGCCTTCTCAATACGCTCGTTGGGCTTGAGCTTGAAGAACATCTTCTTGGCTTTCAAGATAGCCTTATCCGCATCCTTAGTTCTGTACCCACCACCGCGCGTTCTTTCGTTACCAATACGTGGATTGGAGATTTCAATTACATGCTCCCGCCCGTGGTAGCACCTACCGATAGTGCCTAGCTCTTCGCCAGCTTCGATTACTTTGAACTCCACTGCCTTGAGACTTGGTGGTTCAGAATGGTTGTCGAACCCTGTACTGGATACTACAAATCGCCACAAAGGATTAAGCACGGCCAGCCGTTGCACCACTGGGTCTATCAGCCTATCCACACTCGTCAACTTCCGGTTAAGTTCCTTGATTTCCTTTGCCACTTTGTCGCTCGGTTCTACGTTGTTCAGTTCTAATGTATTCATGTGTTCTCCTCTATTACTTGTTTGTATGTGTCTGCGTACATCTTTGCCAATTCTTCGGGCGGCACACCTGCCTTGCGACCTGCGTCAACCACCTTCATGATTTGTCGGAAGAACTTAGCCCTCTCCGCTTCGGGAAAGGATTTAACCCATTCTTGAAATGTCATGGTCTCCCCTTACCACTCGAAACGCTTGAGGATGTCGTCCACCTTGGACTTCAACTCGTTACGCGCAGGCGCGAAGTCTTTGATGGTCTCTATGTTTGCACCTAACATAGCCAACTCCAACTGTCTACGTGCTTCTTCCAACTTGGGGTCGTTGGTCACGTTCAGCTTGGTCAGCAATCCGCATAGCTCTATTGGGTTAGAGATAAGCGTGTCGTGATACCGCTTCTTGGAATCCCCCTCCACATCAGTCAACTTCTCGGATATGCCTACTAGCATTTCGTGCAGTCTGTCCCACGGCTCACGCATAGCCTCGGCTAGCTTGTTGTCTTGTTGCTTTAAGAACTCATCGCGCATTTCATCTAAGTCATGCGCTGGTATATCCAAGCGAAAGTCACCCGCCTCGGGTACAGGTTTAACTGTGCGACGAAACCCAAACTTCAGCTTCACGGCTTCCAACTCAGGGTAGTCCTCGGCTTTGTACATAGTGCCTAAGTTGGTAGGTGCTTCCGTAACAAGACGCGGGTACTCAATGTAGAAGTTGTTGCACATCATGTTGAATGTCTGCTCGAACCCATTCATGGTCTGCTTGTACTCCATGAACAACTTAGTCGGCAACATGCGCTCGCCCTTGTCAGCCCACGGCAACGTGTGCTTGTTGTGATACAGACGAACCCTTGCGGCAAAGTCTGATATGTCTTTGCGTAGGCTAGTACCCGCAAACAAGTTCTTCTTTGTCTGCGATGCCCCACGCACTGCTGATGCGTCCGTGTTCACCTTGTCGGTGATTTCCCTGTCCAGCTTGGATGCAGGCCACACACTGATGTTCAACTCCACTAATACTGCTGATGCACTGATACTCATTTCATTTCTCCTTGATTTCTTCAAAGTCTAAAATTTCACTCTCACCATCTGCATTGCCACGTTCAAAGGCGGCGTACATAAGCTCGTTCGCTTGGTCTTCGTCCTCGGCTTCTACTTCAACCGCTTTGTAGTATCTGAATACCACCACTCCTCTGTATCGTTTCATGTTCTCTCCTCAAAATCTTGGTGTTTGATGCCATACAGTTTCATCACACCGATTGCCCCATACATCGTCAGGTTGCGAACAATGTACTCATTCGTTTCCCTAATATCCCAAGGCAACAACTCCACTTGCCACATCCACGGCTTCCACCACATGCGGTTTGGTATTGCGCCCATGCACTCGGCTCCAAGTGGAGACATATACACAGTCCCTCGTTGTATCTTCATTGCTACCCCTAACATTTTGTTAGCCCTTGATGTGAATGGTCTTGCCGTTGCCAGCTTCGCCATTAAAGTAGTCACCCACAATGCACCACAACGTAGGTGCAGTCCACTCGCTACCCCAGTCACTACCCACGCAACCATCGGTCAGGATGATGACGCACTCGGGCTTGATGTTCTTCTCTTTGAGGTACTCGGATACACAGCTTGGGCTTGTGCCCCCGCCATCCTTGGGTCGAGTCGAGTTAATAATGTTGGCGGCTTCGCCATCACCATAGGTCTCATGCCCAACCACCGAACTACCCCAATACAGCAAGTCCACACACGCGGGGTTTACTTCTTCCGCGATACCCTTAACCTCGGATAAGAACTCGGCAAGCTCGTCGTCACCCACCGAACCCGATGTGTCGATAGCAATAACCAAGTGACCAACCTTCTCACCGATTAGCGTTGGCATGTACACGCCTGTGGATAAGAACCTACGGTTAACCCTACGCCATGAGGATGCGTCCTTGGAATTGCAGATTGATTTCACAAAGTCACGCAGTACCTCACGCCAATTAACCTTGGGTTCGAGCAAGTCGGCAAGCTCGCGGTCGAGTCCACCTGCTCCACTACCCGCAATCTTTTGTTGTGCCATGACGCCTTGACGAATCGCTTGGTCAATCTCGCGTTCAAGTTCCTTCTTCTCCTCCTCGGTCATGTCCTTGGCATCTTGCCAATCGTGGTCATCGAACCCTTCGCCTTCACCCTCGCCACTCCCGTCGCCGCCATCCTCTTTCTCCTGCTTGAGTATGTCGAACACTTGCTTGGAGTTCATGCCACGGAATCGCTCATCAACCAAGCCCATCACCTTACCCGCCATCTTGTGCCCCTGTGGGAAACGAGGCATCGCAATAACTGATTCAGTCGGGTCGAGGTCTTTGAGCATGAGGTTAATCACGTAGTCACAAGCCGAGTTTGCCAACCTCGCATCCTCGTCATGTAACTTCTTCCATGTGGTCAGGTGTCGATACATCTTGTGTCCGTTCTCATGGGCTACCAAGAAATTCAACTCCTGCTCTCGCAAGTCTTTCACGAACTTGCGTCCGTATCGCTCGTCGCGTCCGTTGGTGCACGCAGTAGAAACATTCTCCACTACGCTAGTACGCCCAACCATTAACACGCCAGACAACAATGCGAACTTCGGGTTACGCATCAACGTAATCTTTGCCTTTTGTACTTTACGTTCCTCTAACATTTTGTTACCCCTTCGTTTAACATTTCACATACCTTCATACACACAGTCCTGTCCTCGTGCTTGAACATGGTTTGCCATGTCTTAGCCTCCTTCACGCACCAACCCAACACAACTATTTCGTGATGCTGATTGGTCGCGGTTATCCACTGCACAAAGTAGGGTCTGCCCGAATGCGCAACCAATTTGTCGTAATCGATTTTCGTTATGTCCGTGATGTTCATTACCCCTCCGGTGGTATCAGTAACTTCACTGTGCGTTGCAACTCGTCCTCGGTGTTGAACTCATGCACTCGCTCAAACTTCACCCCATCTGCGCGGTACAACACATAGCGATACACACCCTTGTCGATGTACCCGCCTATGCTGTACCCAAGTGAATGGAGTTTGCGGTTAGTTGGGTTTTGTGAAACCCATCCGTTGTCCAAGTCAAGCTCTCTGTCTTTCACAGCAGGTCTTGGTTCTTTGCAACCCAGTCGGCGAATGACTTAGCACTGAACGCAATGCTTTGTTTCTCCTTGGACTTGGCGATGTTGATAGCGAACACTGCTTGCCACTCTGCATCAAAGCGAGTCAGGTACTCCATGAATGGGGCGATAGTGTCCTTGTCCACACGACTGATAGCACCAAACACCACAATCGCACACGCGCCCGGACTTGTCGGTATCTTCGTATGCTTAGGGTCTTTGATTGTTGCTTCCCATGTTGGGAGTTGGTCGGCGAACTCGATGTAGGCTTGCATGTCCCGCGCACCACTCTCACCGATAGCACCAGTCAACGCCGCAATCACAGCATCGGGGTCGTTCTGTTTGCGTGTCCGGACAATGTTGCTTGCAGTTTCCAAAGAACGAGGAGACACGAATGCCTTCTGTGGTTTCTTCGGGTTGAAGATGTAGGGGTTGTCGCCATGCCCATCCAAGTAACTCGCCAACACATGGGGGAAACGATTGACCCACGCACACACTTCGGGTTCGATACCCTTGGGGATAGCCCAACTCAACCACTGCTCTGCGTCCGGCTTGGCAATCGTTAGGGGTACGAGACGATTAGCACTATGCGCTTTCAAGCTGTCGCCCACGCCATCGGTACTCATGTTGCCGGTCAGAAACACGATGGTCTGTTGGTCGCCGTTGCTTGGCAGGGGTATGTCACCGAGTCGAGGGTTGACCTTCTCAAGCATTGGGTGAAGCATGTTCTTCACTGGGTCTGCGCCCTTGGTGTACTCGTCGAGCATGATGACTAGGGGTTTACGCTCATGTAGTTTGAACCGAGCATTGGGGTAATACCTAGTGGTCTTGCTGTCGTGGTCGATTACCGGCATTGCAATGTCGCCCAAGTCCATATTGGGTACATCAATATACGCATAGTCATAACCAAGCTCGTTGGCAATGGATTCCAACATTGAACTCTTACCAATGCCCGGCTCGCCTTGTAACAGGAACCGAGTTTCGGGATTCGTGCGAATCAATGTGGATGCTTGGGCAAGGGTAAGTGACTTACCAAATCTAACTTCTGACATATCTAACTCCTCTGATTGACCTAACATTTTGTTAGGGGGTTTACTGACACACAAATTTCTTTTCAACTTATATTATAACACTGTGTTACAAACAAATCAAGCTTTCTAGCCAGCGTTCTGACCAAATTCTTTCTCATACGCTTCAACTATTCTGTCCCGCACTTCCTTGCGCTCAAGCATTACTCGAACAAGGAACTCCGAACCATCGGCTTTTGACTTCCACTTAAGTGCGTAGGCAGTAGCGAGTACGGCCCAGCAGAACAACGCAATCTCTGTTACTGAAAACTCAATCATCTTTCTCTCCTTTGTATAACAATTTGTTATCACCACTCCAACATCCACTTGTCGTATGTGCCTGTGGATACCTTACCCATCGGCAACTGTTCACGAACCAACACCTCGTCGGCATGACGCATGAACAATACCTCGTCAAGTAGTGGTACGATTTTCTTCGCCAACACTTTTATCTCGGCGGTTTGCATGTCCATCCTGTCGTCGTCTTGCTTCATAACCAAAGCCAACGCCGCCTTGTAGAAGTTTTCGTGCTTGCCCTCTTCGGGTTGGTCGGGACGAATCAAGAACTCGAACGCATTTGAGGATGCCTCAAACTGATGTGGCTTGACTGCAACCCAATTGATTTGTTGCTTGCCGCGCTTGTCCATGTAACGGTACTCGCTCAAGGGGGCAATGCCGCCGAACACATTCCTGAACTCGCTTTGTTGAACAACCACGCAGTCTCTCGCATCGTTTGCCCAAGTGTGTATGTATATGCTTTCGGTGCGTAGGCTCACGAACCCTTTCAAGTACTTGTAGAACTCGCCGTACTTGGCTCGCAAATCGGCTACCGCCTTGCGGTTGAGTTTCCACCCATACTGCACAGACGCATTAAGAACACACCACTTCCCATCCTCACTCTTTCGTAGGCGTAGTACTTCTTTGTCGCCAAGCGCGTACTTAGCATCGCCAACATTCAGCACAGTCGTGCGCCTGACTCCCCACGCGGGTATACCTAGCACATGACTTATGAATTGGTGCGTAGACACGGTGTTGTAACTGTCCAAAAATATCTGAACTACGCCGTCAGGCATAAATGTGACTACCGGAGTCTTATATAAGACAAGCTCAATAGCTTCGCCATTCTTGCGTATCCAGTAGGTGTCAGCATCGCGCCTGTTGCCAAGCGGTCTGATTTCGGGCGAGCGTCCACGGATTGGCTTGCTGTTGTCGTGTATTTGTAGTGCTTGAGCGTAGTCGTGTACCCTCGGCACTTTCATTACTGTTGCGTATCCCATCACACACCTCCCAATGTTTTGTATGCTTTGATTTTCTTCAGCGAGGGATTGGTCAGCTTGAACCTCTCCTTCGCCACCTTCATGCTTGTGGTTACGAGCGAGTCGGCAACCCAGTAACCAAACCTATCGCACCATCCTGTTACAAAATATCTGCATAACATTTTGTTAGTCCCTTTCAATGTCCGTAGTTACAACCAATTAAGTGCGGTAGGTAATAGGTTTCGCCATACTTGATGCTCACCACTGTGTCGAATGAACCACAACATCCTTTGCGCATCTGCTCTACATATTTAGCCATCTCTCCATCGTCGCCAACTATTGCGATTCGTTGGTTGTCTACATACTCAAGCCCCTCAAACTCAGCGGCAAAGGCTTCCTCTTGACTCTCGTACTCCGGTATTGATTTTGTTTTCATCCTCTCCACTCCTGTTGCTTTAATACTATTTTGTACCCCAGCTTTTGGATACAGTTGAGGTCGGCAGGGCGCAGGGTTTTGGTTCCCGCGATGTCTGCAAACAGTTTGGCTCTTTCGCATACTGGGTATGCTTTGTCCTCACCATACACATTCCTGATGTGTATAAGTATCTCGTTGTCTTGCTCTAACATTTTGTTATTCCTCCATCTCAAAGTAGTCGTAGTCGGGCTGACCTGTCTCCACCTCAAGCAATCCCAAGGCTTCCGTGATACAGCAATGGGTGTCTTCCAAGTACGATGCTTGGTACTCGGCAGGGTTCAGCAGATAGCGGCGTAGGTCTAACTCCACTGCTACCAGTAATTTCAAGGCTTTTTCGTAGTCGTACTCAGTCATGTTCTCAACTCCTTTTGGTTAGTCTGCTTCAATGTTATGGGTGCTTGGGTAGCGGTAACAAACTGATAGTTACCTTTGGTGTATTCCTGAACGATGCACCATGACATACGCTCGGTGGTGGCGCGGTCTTCACCGCAGAACATACACACTCGGTAGCCAAGTGACCAGCGTTCGATGTGTACTTCATCACCACAGTCAACGCATTCTTTCCAGTTGCTATCTAACATTTTGTTACCCCTCGTTGTGGTTGTCGTTTTCTACATAGTTCAAGGCTTCGGTTACGAGATGCCCAAGGATGAATGCGCCGAGGCACATAAAAAAGGTGTGGATGTAGCCATCGCCTGTCGTGCCCATATAAAAGGATGCACTGGCAATGATGGTGTTGAACATGTAGTAGATTGGTGTTTGCATGGTTACCTTTCGTTACGTTTTGGAACCTAACAATTTGTTAGGGGTCTTGGCTTGGGCTTGGTTTTGTTTTTTCCCATTCCAGTTTATATTATAACACAATGTTACATACAAATCAAGTTTTCTACGGATGGGTCTGCGCAAAAAGAGAGGGTGAAATGTAACAAAGCAAAAATGGTTTGTTATGGAATTTGGTGTTGGTGAAGTTATAAAAAGGGGATAAAAGTGACGATTTTGGAGGGTAAATGTAACAGTATAAAAAACATAACAAATCAATAACGGCGGGGCTTGCGGAGGAGAAGAGTATTGTAATGTTATATTGTTATAAAGTTATGAGTATATATATGTATATGGCGCTGGAAAATATTTAGGGGAGATGCGCAAAGTTATGCACTTGCTGGGCTTCGCCAACTTGGTGGACTTCCATACCCCTCGTGTAACTTTGTAACATATAACAAAGCTTTAAAATCAAGGACTTACGAGAGGCACTATGTAACATTGCGTAACAAAGCTGCCCAAAGCATAACAATATGTTAGTTGGTCGCTACGCCCGCCCGAAGAACTGGTACACGCCAAAAAATGTAACGATAGGTTTGGTCGCTACGCCCACCCGAAGAACTGGTACACGCCAAAAAATGTAACAAAGCCGAAAACGACAAAGGGCTAACAAATTGTTAGCCCTTGGGGAAAATGTAACAGACGCAAAAAAGCCCGCACATGGCGGGCTTAGGGTTAGGTTAGAAGGGGCTTTCGCCCCTCGGTTTACTTCTTGCTTGATTCAATCATCGCAAGGTTGACACCGAATTCTGTCAAACCATTAGCAAGATATGTTAAGAACTTGCTTTGCTTGGTGTTCAAACCCTCTTGGCGTTTCAAGAACATATAAAGGGCAGTAGATTCCATGATGCGCTCATCTACTGATTTGTTATGCTTTGCTTTGCCCTTGGGTGTGCCATCTTCGTTCTTTTCAACCACATCGGGAACCTCACCAAATAAACCGCGCTCTTTTGCATCGGTTTCCGCATACTTGCGTATGCGCCCTTTAACTACCGAGAAATTAGGGTACTTTGTACCGCGCTTTGCCATGTATGCCGCGTCATACTCTGCCTTTAGCAATTTCCATTCTACATTGACAATCTTACCCTCATCGGTGATATCGTCATGGTTGAATACATACCACTTTTCAACCCCTAACAATTTGTTAGCCATTTCAGCATAATGGCGTTCACTTGATTCTCCAATCATCGAACCACTTGCCGCGCCCTTGCGCGCTTCGGCTAACAAGTCTACGCGGGATGTTGGCGCGATAACTTGAATATCTGTGACATTTTGTGTTTGTGTTGCATTCATTCTGATAACCTCTTTACATCTAACACTAGGGGAACTTGCCTAGTCAAGATACATAGCGTCTTTGCTTTGTATGAATGGATTATACCATTAAAATGTACCACAATTCAAGTTTACGGGAAACAAAATTTAAATGGGGTATGGCATAACATTTTGTTAGCCGACGCCGAGCGAGACCCCACCCACCCCAAAAATAAAATTAGGGGAGGTACACCCTTACACACTGTGTTGCACGAACGATTAGGAGTCCCGGGCTTTATATAACACCGTGGTACTTTTCCTTGATTCTGTACTTCATTTTATGGGTGGGCTTGAAACGTACCCCCCTCCCCCTTCATTTATTTTGGCGTTCTACCAGCAGCACTCCACCACAAAACACCCCCCGTCACTTTTTATTTTGCCCAAGCCCCCACCCCCATTATTTTTTCTGTTACATTTCAGCAATCCCAATTATTTTGGTGCCTATGATTCAACTTGTGACTACTACGGAACACCCTGTTCCTTTTGATCTGTCCGATGAGCAACCTAAGACTCATGCGGATAGCATAGCTGTCGCTGTAAACACAGTTGATTTAATAAACGAGCTTGGGCCTAGCATAGATTTCAATGACGATGATCTGCACAAAGCTGCCAACCTGCTCACAGGTGCAGTAAAACCCAATGCTCCCAAAACGGTATCAAAGTCACATGAGGCAGCGGCTGCTCATCATCTGGTAAAGAAGTTTGACTTCCAAGCGTTTGCGGATGCACTGCAAGCCAGAAACTTCATCACGAACAAGCTTATTAAGTTAGCTGACAACGGCGACCCAAAGATTGAACTCAAGGCACTTGAACTGCTCGGCAAGCATTCAGATATTGGTCTTTTCACAGAGCGCAGCGAGATCACTATCCATCACACAACATCTGCTTCTCTTGAGAACTCAATCAAGGAAAGAGTTAAGCGTCTATTAAACACTGACATCTCTGATGTAACTCCCCTTGATGATCTGGATGCCCAGCTAGGTGCGCCAAAAGAACAAACCCCAGAAGAAGTACTTATTGCCGGTTCTGAAATGGAAGACGAAACCCCGGAATCGGAGGTACAAAAAGATGAGTGACATCTCCCTCAAAGACATTGAGACACTTATCAACAGCGGTAAGTTGTCAGAATCGGACTTACGGGTACTAGAGACACAGTTAACCAAATTAGAGAAGCTCAAAGAGCGTGAGCTTGCGCAAGAGAAGTTTATTAAGTTCGTGGAAAGGGTCTGGCCGACCTTTATTTCTGGGGCGCATCACAAAAGAATGGCCAATGCGTTCGAGCGAGTGGCTCGTGGAGAGTGCAAACGGCTCATAATTAACATGCCACCCCGCCACACTAAGTCAGAATTTGCGTCTTACCTGCTTCCAGCATGGTTTTTGGGGCAGTTTCCAAGCAAAAAAGTGATTCAAGCGTCCCATACTGCTGAATTGGCGGTGGGTTTTGGTCGAAAAGTGCGAAATTTGGTAGATTCTGAGGTTTACCACGACATTTTTCCCGATTTACACCTACAAAGTGACTCAAAAGCTGCCGGTCGATGGAATACCAGCAAGGGTGGTGACTACTTTGCGATTGGTGTGGGCGGTGCGGTGACCGGTAAAGGTGCTGACGTACTAATAATAGATGACCCACACTCAGAACAAGAGGCTGCAATGGCGGCTACCAACCCTGATGTGTATGACAAGGTGTATGAATGGTACACATCTGGCCCGCGTCAGCGTCTCCAGCCGGGTGGGGCTATTGTTATAGTTATGACTCGGTGGTCTCAGCGAGATTTGACTGGTCAGGTGTTAAAAGCTGCCGCTGCAAGGGGTGGGGAAGAGTGGGAAGTTATTGAGTTTCCTGCTATCCTGCCTTCGGGTAATCCCCTATGGCCTCAGTTCTGGTCAATGGAAGAGTTGGAAGCGTTAAGGAATGAATTGCCTAACAGTAAGTGGCAAGCACAGTATCAACAGAACCCCGTAGGTAACGAGTCAGCTATTATTAAACGGGATTGGTGGAAAATATGGGAGCCTAACCATCCGCCCGAGTGCGAGTACATACTTCAAACATGGGACACGGCGTTTGAAAAAAACAACAGGGCTGACTATTCCGCAGGTACGACTTGGGGCATATTTACCAACGAAGAAGATATGACGAAAAATATCATTCTTCTAAACACATATAGAAAGCGTGTTGAGTACCCAGAGTTAAAACGAGATGTGCTGGCTGAGTACAACATGTATGAACCAGACGGAGTGCTTATAGAGAAGAAGGCATCTGGAGCGCCGTTGATCTATGACCTAAGAGCGATGGGCATACCTGTGCAGGACTTTACTCCCGGCAAAGGACAAGACAAAATTGCCCGTCTTAACGCAGTCTCAGACATAATTGCATCCGGGAAAGTATGGGTTCCACAGACTAGGTGGGCTGAAGAATTAGTAGATGAGATTGCAGAATTTCCATCAGGTGAGCACGATGACTTGGTGGATGCAACGACACTGGCGCTCATGCGCTTTCGTCAAGGGGGGTTCTTGCGCTTACCAAGCGATGAGCCTGAAGACATTCGGTATTTCAAAGGCCACCGCGCCGAGCGGTACTACACAGTATAAGGATTGAATATGAAATTTGGATTGATGGGTGTTAGTTCTGATGGAACTATGTTTACACCGAACGGCAAAAAATTATTTAAGCTGCCCGCTACTTTGGCGTTTGCAGTCCAATCCATCCAGCACTGGGTGGCTAAAAAAACTTGGAGATAAACATGGCAACGAGTTCAATGGACAAAAGTTTGTATCAAGCCCCTCAAGGCATTTCAGATTTGATGGAGCCTGATTTGGAGATCGAGATTGAAAACCCCGAGTCAGTTAGCTTAGAAATGGGCGACATCGAGATTGACTTAAAACCTCGCAAAGAAACAGCGGAAGACTTTGACGCTAACTTAGCTGAGTACATGGACGAGGGCGACTTAGATGCGCTTGGATCAGAATTGGTAGAAGACTTTGGCAAAGACATAATGGATCGCAAAGATTGGATCAAAACTTATGTTGATGGTTTGAAGTTGTTAGGTTTGAATTACGAAGATCGAACAGAACCTTGGCAGGGCGCGTGTGGCGTGTTCCACCCCATGTTGACAGAGTCCGTTGTTAGGTTTCAGTCAGAAGCAATGATGGAGACATTCCCAGCAATGGGGCCAGTCAAGACCCAGATTGTTGGCGCGATTGACTTACTTAAAGAAGAAGCTGCCGCTCGCGTGCGCGAGGACATGAACTATCAGTTGACCGAGGTGATGGTTGAGTACCGCCCAGAGCACGAGAAGATGTTGTGGTCACTACCACTTGCGGGTTCAGCATTTAAGAAGGTGTACTACGACCCAGCCAAAGGTCGTCAAGTTGCGGTGTTCATCCCTGCTGAAGACATCGTCGTTCCTTATGGCGCGAGTAATCTTGAGTCCGCCGAGCGGGTCACGCATGTGATGCGTAAGACTGAAAACGAGATCTTAAAACTACAAGAAGCTGGGTTCTACATTGATGTGGAATTAGGTGAGCCATCACACGAGTTGGATGATATTGAGAAGCAGAAAGCTGAAGAGCAGGGCATGTCAGCTATCAATGATGATCGTTTCCGTATCTTGGAGATGCACGTTGACTTGGACTTGGCCGGGTTTGAACACGAGGACAAGAAGGGTAAGAAGACTGGGATTGCGTTGCCGTACGTGGTGACTATTGAGAAGGGCACAAATAAAGTTTTAGCCGTAAGGAGAAATTGGTATGAAGACGACGAACTCCACACCAAGCGCCAGCATTTTGTCCACTACCAATACATCCCCGGTTTTGGCTTCTATGGCTATGGTCTTATCCACCTTATCGGCGGCTACGCGAAATCGGCGACGATGCTCATCCGTCAACTCGTGGATGCGGGAACACTCTCGAACTTACCCGGGGGTCTCAAATCTCGTGGTCTCCGCATCAAGGGTGATGACACGCCAATCCAGCCCGGAGAATTTAGAGACGTAGATGTGCCTTCCGGAAGTATCCGTGACAACATCTTACCCTTACCGTACAAAGAACCAAGTCAGGTTTTGTTTGCTCTGTTCCAGAACATAGTTCAAGAAGGCCGTGCGTTTGCATCCAGCGGTGACATGAACGTGTCGGATATGAGTACTAATGCCCCAGTGGGTACAACATTGGCTCTGTTGGAGCGCACACTCAAAGTGATGACAGCGGTGCAAGCTCGACTGCACTACACCATGAAGCAGGAGTTCAAACTCCTCAAGATCATCATCGCTGACTATACGCCCGAGGAGTACGACTATGAGCCAGAAGATGCAGGCCGTAAAGCCAAGAAATCAGATTACGACAGCACGGAAGTTATCCCTGTTAGCGATCCAAATGCAGCAACAATGGCACAGAAAATCGTGCAGTACCAAGCAGTTCTTCAGTTGGCTCAGTCTGCACCACAACTCTATAACTTACCTCTGTTGCATCGTCAGATGATTGAGGTGTTGGGTATCAAGAATGCTAACAAGCTTGTGCCCGTAGAAGACGACCAAGTGCCAACCGACCCAGTGCAGGAAAACCAAAATATCCTCATCATGAAGCCGGTCAAAGCGTTTATTGAGCAGAACCACGAAGCTCATATCCAAGCGCACATGGCGGCTATTCAGAATCCGAAGATTCAACAGTTGATGCAGATGAATCCGCAAGCTCAAGCAATCATGGCAGCAGCTATGGCGCACATTAACGAGCACATCGCATTTGAATACCGCAAGCAGATTGAGATGGCAATGGGTATGCCACTGCCAACAGAAGAGCAAAACAAACAAGTGTCTCCAGAGTTGGCGGATCGTATTGCAATGATGACGGCACAAGCGTCTCAGCAGTTGACCCAAAAAGCACAACAGCAAGCGCAACAACAACAAAACCAGCAGCAAATGCAAGACCCGATTGTTCAGATGCAGATGCAAGAGTTGCAGATCAAACAAGGCGAGTTGCAGTTGAAACAACAGAAGCAACAAATCGACGCTGCGGCAAAAGCAGATCAGATTCGTATCGAAGAAGCACGTATCGCGGCTCAAAAAGAGATCGCTGCTATGCAGGTTGGTGCACAGACAGCCGCAAAGAAAGATCAGTTAAACAGACAAATGGAATCTGAAGGAGTTCGTATGGGCATTGATGCGGCTAAGCACAAAGCGCAGATGGCTATGCAACAAGCGCAACGGGCGGCGCAACGAAATCAGCCCAGCAACAAAAAGGGGCAGTAAATGGATTCACAAGCGCTTGCATACCTACTCAAAGAAATTGACAAGTTACGCGAGGATCAAGCCATTTTTTTAAATGGCGGTGGCGCAAAGGATTTCGCCGAGTATCGGCACGTCTGCGGAGTTATTCGGGGTCTAACTCATGCAGATCAAATTGTCAGAGACCTTGCGAAAAAAATGGAGTATTCCGATGACTGAATTTGATGTCGCTGCGGTAGATTTGTCTGGCATTCTTAATACGAGTGCAGAAGAAAAAGCTAAGCAGTTGCCCGACCCAAAAACTTTTCACCTTCTGTGCGTTGTACCAGAGGCGATGGAAGAGTTTGCCGACAGCGAAATTGGTATTGTCAAATCAAACCAATCTATGCACTATGAAGAAGTACTGACCCCAGTACTGTTTGTGGTCAAGCTTGGCCCCGATGCCTATACAGATACCGCCCGGTTCCCTAGTGGGCCGTCGTGCAAGGAAGGTGACTTTGTCATTGTCCGACCCAATTCAGGCACCCGTCTGAAGATTCATGGCCGCGAATTCCGCATCATTAATGATGATTCGGTTGAGGCTGTTGTGGAAGATCCGCGCGGAATTACCCGTGCTGCATAAGGAGTAATACATGGCAACGCAAAAGTTTGAAGACTCTTATGAGTTTCCCGATGAAAAAACAGAGAAAGCTTCTGCTGAAGAGAAGTTTGAGATAGAAATTGAAGACGATACCCCCGCGCAAGATCGTGGCCGCAAGCCCATGAAAGAGCCGGTGGAAGATCCAACCGAAGACGAACTATCCACATATGACGAGAAGGTTCAAGCGCGTATCAAGAAGTTCACCCGTGGCTACCACGACGAACGCCGCGCCAAAGAAGAAGCCCTACGCGAACGCGAAGCGGCTGAAAACTTTGCCAAACAAGTCTATGAAGAAAACAAAAAACTTCAACAACAGCTTTCTAATGGAAGCAAAGTATACATTGAGCAGTCTCAATCTACCGCCCAATTAGAGCTTGATTCCGCAAAGAAACGCTATAAAGAAGCCTACGAGTCTGGCGATGTAGACGCTATCACCGAAGCCCAAACAGAAATTGCTAAAGCTACTCTTAGGATAGACAAAGCTTCTGGATTAAGGCCCATTGAAGTTGAAGAACGTGAGTTCCAAGCCGTACAGCCAGAACAACCTAAGTTAACCCCCCGCACTAAAAAGTGGGTAGATGCCAACACTGATTGGTGGGGAGTTGATGAAGAAATGACTATGACTGCGATGGGTATTGACAGGAAGTTACAAAAAGAGTATGGTGCGGACTATGTAGGTACTGAAGAGTACTTCAAAACCATCGACAAAACGATGCGCAAAAGATTTCCTGAACACTTTGAAAGTGAACAGAGCTACGAGGAAGACGATCCGCCTCCTAAGAAAAGGGCGTCAGAACCGGAAGAGGAGTATGAAGATACCCCACGCCGTGCAACAAGAAATACTTCGCCTGTGGCACCAGCCTCACGAAGTACTCCACCTAATCGTATTCGTTTAAAAGCATCAGAAGCCGCCACTGCGCGTCGCCTTGGGGTGCCCATCGAAGAATACGCAAAACAGGTTGCTCTACTTAGAAAAGGAATATGAAAATGGAAAATACTGAAGTCACTAAAGCTGGAAAACCGCAAATTCGCTTAGATCGTGCGTTGGATACTCGTCAGGTTATGCAACGACCAACATCATGGCAAGCGCCAGAGGCTTTACCTTCACCCGACGACAGACCCGGTTGGTCACATCGTTGGATTAGAACCAGCACGCTGGGGACAAATGATCCATCAAACATTTCGTCTAAGTTCCGTGAGGGATATGAACCCTGCAAAGCAGAAGACTATCCAGAACTCATGATGCACGCTTCCGTTGACGGACGCTTTAAAGGCAATATCGAAATTGGTGGGTTAGTACTTTGCCGTATCCCAGCCGAGTTTATGCAACAACGTGACGCTCACTTTGCCAAGATAAACAAAGCACAAATGGATTCGGTAGACAACACCTACATGAAAGACAATGACCCACGGATGTCAAAATTCGCGGAAAGATCGTCCAAAGTAACATTTGGCACAGGTACATAAATTTTTTTTAAAAGGAGTCTTAAATGGCTTATCCAGTAGTTGACGCCCCTTACGGGCTAAAACCATTGAATTTGATTGGTGGTCAAGTATTTGCGGGTTCAACCCGTATGTACCCCATCCAATACGGTTACTCAACCGACATCTTCTATGGTGATTTCGTTGTTCTGTCCCGTGGCTTTGCCACACGCGCCTCAGTTACTACCGGCACTGGTTTGAACCAGACCGTTGGTATTTTCTTGGGCTGTACATTCACTAACCCTGTAACTAAGCAAAAGCAGTTCAGCCAATACTGGCCCGCAAGCACCGCAGCAGGTGATTGCCAAGCCTACATATCGGATGATCCTGATGCTGTGTTCAAGGCAGTTGTTTGTTCTGCTACAACCGCTGTTGCATCTGGTGCTTTGGCGATGATTGGCACTAACGTGTCAGCTATCAACAACACCGGTAATGTCAATACCGGAAACTCTGCTAACGCAGTTTTGGCTCCTAGCGATACTCCTGTCACAACCACTCTGCCTTTGCGCGTGATTGATGTTGTGCATGACACAGCAGTTGATTTGGGTACAGTTACTTACAGTTCAGGTACAACTACCTTGACCGTCAGTGCTTTGCCTTTTGCACTGCCAGTTGGTACAGACGTTTCTGTGTTGACCACAAATGGTCAGCTTGCACAGACAGGTTCTTTTGTTGATACAGCAGCCGCAGCAGGCGCAACTTCTGTTGTGCTGAACCAAGCCGCCACATTCACATTGAATTCTGGTGTTTACACATCGACTGTGGTTTTCACTCAGTATCCTGAAGTCTTGGTTAAGTTGAACCAAGGTTTGCATGGTTACTATTCCGCCACCGGCGCATAAGGAGTTATTTAAATGGCTATTTCACGTGCACAACTACTTAAAGAACTCTTGCCCGGCTTGAATGCCTTGTTTGGCATGGAGTACGCTCGTTATGGTGAAGAACATAAAGAAATTTATGAAACCGAAACCTCAGAGCGTTCTTTTGAAGAAGAGACCAAACTGTCTGGCTTCTCAGCCGCACCTGTCAAAAACGAAGGTTCTGCCATCGCTTATGACAATGCTCAAGAGGCATGGACTACCCGCTATAACCACGAAACCATTGCTTTGGGTTTCTCAATCACTGAAGAAGCGATTGAAGATAACTTGTACGACAGCTTGTCTGCTCGTTACACCAAAGGTCTGGCTCGTGCTATGGCTTACACCAAGCAGGTTAAAGCTGCTGCTACTCTGAACAACGGTTTCTCTGCCGCGTATCCCGGTGGCGACGGCGTTGCTTTGTTTAGCACTGCTCACCCCTTGGTTTCTGGTGGAACCAACTCCAATCGTCCCGCCACTGCTGCTGACTTGAATGAAACTTCGTTGGAAAACGCTGTTATTCAGATCGCCGCATGGACAGACGAGCGTGGTTTGTTGATCGCCGCCAAGCCCAAGAAGCTGATTGTTCCCCCTGCATTGCAGTTCGTCGCTACCCGCCTGTTGGAAACCAACCTCCGTGTTGGCACTGCCGACAACGACATCAATGCGTTGAAGAACAACGGTTCTATCCCCGAAGGCTACACCATTAACCATTACCTGACCGACACAAACGGCTGGTATTTGACTACTGATGTGCCTAACGGTCTGAAGCATTTTGTTCGTTCACCCCTTGCTAACAGCATGGACGGTGACTTTGATACCGGCAACGTCCGTTACAAAGCCCGCGAGCGTTACAGCTTTGGCTGGTCTGATCCATTGGGAATGTTTGGTTCCCCCGGTTCAGCATGATAATTTGGTTTTAAATAACCAGATGAAGGCCCCCTTTTGGGGGCCTTTTTTATTAGCCTTGCAATAGTCATAGAGACTCCGTAGGATTGTTTTGCGGCATGGGGCTGCACCAAATTAAAGGAGTCTTTTATGTACAAGGTAGAAATTAAAATTGGCGATTGGGATTTTTTGGAAGACGAAGTTGTGACCATTGAAACTAGCGACTTTGAAAAAGCACAGATCATCCAAGAGTTTATTGAGTTCCAACAAGCCTACGGCTGGGCTGTTGACTATGACGTTACCGACGAGTTTCTTGCCAATCAAGATGACGAAGACGAAGAGTACGTTTACGATGAAGAGACCGACGCTTGGTATTGGTACGACGAAGACCTCGACACATGGTATGTGTACGACGAAGAGTCTGATGACTGGTTTGAGTACCTTGAGTACGAAGACGAAGACGAAGACGAGTCAGAAGACGAGGCTGAGGAACCCAGCACAGTAACGCACTACGTTATTACTCGCGTGGAAGAGTGATTTCAGTGGGGGCCTCGGCCCCCTTTTTTTCTGCGTGGCGTTCGTTATAGTGATAAACCCTATGGCAGTTTGAACACAACACTATGCATTGTTGTATTTCTTCCAGTGCCTTTTTGTAACTTTTAGCTTTTACAAGTGCGTGTACGCTGGCGTTCTTCATTTCCGGATCTATGTGGTGAAAATCCAAAACTGCCGGATGGTTAGCCCCACATTCAAGGCACGACAAAGTAGCTTTAAATTCTTTCCATTTCAACTTAAATGTACCGTTTGATTTTTTGGTAGCGTCTTTGACCTTTTGCGTATTGTTGGCGTAATGCTTCTTGGCATACTCCTGTTGCTTTTCTTTTCTTTTGATCGGGTCTTTGTACGGCATATTGACATTCTACATAGATCGTGTATATTGCAACCATTCCGGGCTTTCCGGTGTATCTGACAGTCCCGGCTGACGACATGCAGACAGATACGCCTAACTTGCATGTAAGGAAAAAATCATGGCATTGACCACATTCTCCGGCCCAGTCTCTTCTCTCAACGGTTTTATCGGCGGCACATCCACTAACCCCATTGTCGAAACAACTGCTGGCAACGTATCCGAGTCTTACGCTACGACTTCAGCTACCACGGGCGATACACGCCTGTCGTACAACCGATTGACCTTTACCTCTACGGGTTCAGGCGAAACTTTTCGTGCTTTAACCCGAGTTACGGGTGCAAATGCTGCTACAGGCGGCACAATCAACGGCGCACACATCTCCACCTCAATCAACACAGGCGGCACAATCTCTGGTGCGGCTAACGCTATTCGTGCAACCTTGGGGGGTTCTGTAGCTACTCCGGGCGGCACTTTGGCTGTTTTGCAGTTGGATACAGATTATTCTGTTAACGCTACTTTGCCCGGCACAGCTTCGTTTATTCGTGTAACTGACAGCGGCGCAAACACAGGGGAAGTTCCTTTGTTGATGAACATTGAAACAGCCCCTGCCGCTACGATTGCGCCCACTGCAAGCAGCGTAACTACTGTGTCTAAAGCAATCAAAGTGATGATTGGCGGCACTGTGTATTACGTTCCTGCTTACGCTACATTCGCATAATGCAGATCACCAAGGAATTCTTGGAGACTGAGATTCGTGAACTTGAGACTGAAGCACATAAGGCGCAAACCTTTTTGACTCAGGCTCAAGCCACAATCCAAGCGTACAAGATGCTCATAAACAGGCTAGACGCACCTGAACCTGATAAAGAAACGGAGCAAGCATCATGATGCAGACAGACGTAAAAGCCGCGCACGTAGAAGCGACAGGTACAGTGGTATCTGGGCGCAACCGCCTCAAGGCATATCATTGCATTTCTGGTGGAACAGCGGGGGATATTATTTTTCGAGACGGGGGTGCTTCTGGCACGATTCGCTTGCAATTTAATATTGGTACAGGTACACAACCCATTTCATTGCTCATTCCCGGCGAAGGCATTTTGTTCGCGACAGACATTCATGTAACGCTACCCGGCACGGCCCCCAATGCAGCTAAAGTGACGACATTTTATGGCTAAGAAAAAAGGCCCCGTTCTCTCGGTCGGTCGTGGTGAAAAGCTACCTGCTTCCAAGGGAGCGGGTTTGACTGCCAAAGGTCGTGCCAAGTACAACGCAGCAACAGGAAGCAATCTGAAGGCTCCGCAGCCACAAGGCGGCGCACGTAAGAAGTCATTTTGCGCTCGTATGTCTGGTATGCCCGGCCCAATGAAAGATGAAAAAGGCAAGCCCACCCGCAAGGCGGCTTCTCTAGCAAGATGGAAATGTTGAGGTAATCATGGACGCACAAAACCAAGAAACTCTGAAGCAAATGTTGGATGGTGCTTCAATACTTACTGTTATTGGAACACTCGTGGAATTCTTACCAGCCGTCTCCGCGCTTCTCAGTATTGTTTGGGTGGCAATCCGTATCTACGAAACAGATACAGTTAAACGACTCATGGGTCGCAAGGAAGGCAGCGATGCCGAGCAAGAGTAAGAAGCAACACAATTTCATGGCAGCGGTGGCCAACAATCCAGCGTTTGCTAAGAAGGTAGGAGTCCCACAGTCCGTGGGCAAAGATTTTTCAAACGCCGATAAAGGCAAAACTTTTAAAAGAGGTGGTGATATGGCAACGAAAATGAACCCCGGTTTTATGGCAATGATAGCTAAGAAAAAAGCTGGAGCCAAATCAGAGACGCCTTCTAAGATGGGCAAGCCTGTGATGAAAAAAGGCATGGACACCGCCAAAGACGGCATGAAGATGGCTAAAGGTGGCGGCATTGAAGCCAAGGGTAAAACCAAAGGTAAGATGGTCAAAATGAACAAGGGCGGCAAAAGCTGCTAAAAGGGGTTAGTCATGGCAAAAGCAAGAAACTTAGCAGCATTGGCAGGACTCGCGGGTCTTGCTTATGCCATGCGGAATAAAGACGACGCGGGCGAGCAAAAGACAAGTTCTTACGCACCCTCTAGCAACATGACTCCGATGCAAGGTGTGGGAGATGCAACAAACGACGTAGTAACGCACGGAAGCTCATATACTGGTCGTAACAACCAGACCCCGATGCAAGGTGTAGGCGACGCAACAGACGATGGCATTCGTTCTGTGGCTAAATCTAAAACGGCCACAACTACTCGCACTCCTAGTACTCCAGCAAATCCTAGCGTCAGATCCGATCAGCTTCGTGGACTATCCAGCGCAGTAAAGCGCGAAGCAAAAACAAAACAATTTGCTCAAGATACCCCCGAAGAGTTGAGTGCACAAAAAACTGATGCGCTTGCGGTATCGTCTCGCGCCGCTAGAGCGGCTGATGCTCGTAGACGTATGGCTAAACAAAGTTCATATAAGTCTGGCGGTATGGTGTCCAAAGGGTCGTCTGCTTCCAGTCGCGCAGATGGCATCGCCACTAAAGGCAAAACACGCGGAAAGATTTGTTAATCATGAACGACGATCTGGAAAAGAACAAACAAGCCCCCCAAGACATTGATGGCGCATCTGCTGGGCGTAAGTTTGGCAAGAATGAACCTAATGTGCCGGAGCAACCCGGTAGCCGCATTCGTGTTGATGGTAAACCTGTAAAACCCGAGAAAAAAATGGCTAAGGGCGGTTCAGCCTCTAGCCGTGCTGACGGCTGTTGTGTTAAGGGCAAAACCAAAGGCACTATGGTTGGAATGAAAAGCGGCGGGATGTGCTGACATGGCTACAAACAGACCAAGGCGCGGAGATGATTTAACCCCCCTTGAAGGTGGCGGTGGCGGTGCTGGCGGCGCAAGCGTCAGAGGTACTAAGTACAGCAATCTACCTTCTCTTAGGGGGAATGCTAACGTGGTGGATGATTTTAGGAAGCTGACCGCTCCCCCCACAAAGGCAAAGGGCGCAGCAAGGCGTTCAGTTGAACTGGCCGAAGATCGCGCTATGAATAGAATGGCTGTGAGAGCCGCAGGTGCAGCGGGTGCAGGTGCAGCGGCCAAAGCTTTGACCAGTGAAGACAAACCCAAAAAAGCCGCAGCTAAGTCCGAGGACTACGAAGATATGAGCGGAGATGTTTCCCTAGACCCTTCAAACCCCACTGGCGCTGCTGGCAAAGGTATGAAAAAAGGTGGCATGACTGCTTCACGTCGCGCTGATGGATGTGCAACTAAAGGCAAAACCAAAGGACGGTTTGTATGATGTCTTCTCGCGGTATGGGTGCAATGAATCCGGCAAAGATGCCGAAGAAAAAGGTCATCCACCGCAAGGATAAGCCGCAAGATGTGGACATGTATGCTGAAGGCGGCAAAACAAAATCCAAAGTAAACGAGGCGGGTAATTACACCAAGCCTGAGTTACGTAAACGGATTTTCAACAGCGTCAAAGCTGCGGCAATCGTAGGTACGGGTGCTGGTCAGTGGTCAGCAAGGAAAGCGCAGGTAATGGCTAAACGGTACAAAGCCGCAGGCGGCGGGTATAGGGACTAACATGAAAGCGCCACAACAGTCCCTTAAAAACTGGGGCGATCAAAAATGGAGAACCAAAAGTGGTAAAAAATCTTCTGACACAGGCGAAAGATACCTTCCTGAAGCTGCAATTAAAAGCCTCAGCCCTGCTGAGTACGCTGCAACAACGCGTGCAAAACGTGCGGGGAAAAAAGCCGGAAAGCAATTCGTAAAACAACCACCCAAAGTGGCAAAGAAAACGGCAGGATTTAGATAATGATTTCTTTTATTCAAAAACAGCTAGACGCTTCTGAACGCATGTTTGAACTGATGCACAGAGATCACAAAGAACGTATGGAACAGATTGCCATGTGGGCGGATATGAACGACAGCCTTATGCGTAAGTTGGAGGAGCGCGATAAAGAAATTCAACGCCTGCAAGGTCTTTTGATGGCGTATGAGACGGCGGAGAAAATTTAATGGCAACAACTTCTGGCGCAACAGGTTTCAACCTAGACCTCACCGAGTTGGTAGAGGAGGCGTTTGAACGCGCCGGTGGTGAAATGCGCACGGGGTATGACTTACGTACAGCCAGACGCAGTTTGAATATTATGTTTGCTGACTGGGCAAACCGTGGCATCAACCTGTGGACTATTGAGACCGGCACGATTGACTTTGTGCAAGGCCAGAACACCTATGCCCTGCCCGACGACACCATTGATTTACTTGAGCACGTGATCCGTACAGGTGCGAACGTAGCTGCAACTCAGGCTGACTTGAGTATCACGAGAATTAGCGTTTCTACCTACGCTACGATCCCCAACAAGATTACCCAAGCCAGACCTATTCAGGTTTGGATTCAACGGTACAACGGACAAACTTCGCCGACAGGGATAACCCTAAATGGCGCAATTACAGCCACTTCTACTCAGATTACACTGAACACTGCGGTTGGCTTACCTGCTGCCGGGTTTGTAAAGATTGACAATGAGATCATTAATTATGGCTACATAGACGGGAACGTCTTATACAACTGTTTCCGTGGTCAGCAGGATACAACTGCCGCAAGTCACACAAGTACGACCGCTGTCTATTGGCAACAAGTCCCCGCGATCACCGTTTGGCCTACCCCAGACAATGCACAGCAATACCAATTTGTGTATTGGCGGCTGCGACGTACCCAAGACGCAGGCGGCGGTGTCAACATCATGGACGTGCCTTTTAGGTTTTTACCCTGCATGGCGGCTGGCCTGTCGTACTACATCGCTGGAAAGATTCCAAATGGCGCGGAACGCATTCCGTTCCTCAAGACGCAGTATGACGAGGCATGGGAACTGGCAGCATACGAAGATCATGAAAAGGCAGCTTTGAGGCTTGTACCCCGTCAAACTTACATTGGGAGGTAGATGTGAGTAATCGTTTTGCCTCTGGCAAGAACGCAATTTCGGAATGTGATCGGTGCGGGCAACGATTTAAACTGAAGGTTCTGAAGACCGAGATTAAAAAGACAAAGCAATATAACTTGTTGGTTTGTCCTGAGTGTTGGGATCCAGATCACCCTCAGTTGCAGTTGGGGATGTATCCTGTGGATGACCCGCAGGCTTTGAGGAATCCTCGCCCTGATCGCAGTTATGTGCTTTCAGGCACAAACGGATTGCAGCTTGACCCAACCGGAACCGGGACTGATGGAGCGGGTACGGTAGAAGGGGGTAGCCGAATCTTCCAGTGGGGTTGGTATCCTGTTGGTGGAGCTTCTGGTTTTGACACGGGGCTAACACCAAATAACTTGGTTTTAGCTGTAGAACTTGGTACAGTTACGGTAACAACGACTTAAGGAGTTAATCATGGACAAAAAAGACTTGAAACAAGACAAAAAGATGATTGCTGGCGCAGTGCATAAGCATGAGAAAAAGCTGCACCCCGGCAAGCCTATGACAAAGCTAGCCAAAGGCGGCGTTTCCAAAATGCACAAAGGTGGAAAAACCAATGACGACATGATGAAAATGGGACGTGGTATGGCTAAGGTCAATAACCAAAAAACCGGCATGAAGGCTTAATCATGGCTAAATTCAGCATGAAACAAGGCGGCAAAGAAGTTGGTAATGCCAGCGTCTACGCAGAGCCACACACTATGGACGGTAAGGCTATGAAAATTTCTTCTTCGCCCGGTAAAGAACCCAACCACAGCGAAGCTAAAACAGTCAACATGAGCGTTGGCAACATCAGCAAAGCTGCTGGTAATCAGCCTATCAAAACCGACGGCATCAAAATCCGTGGTACTGGCGCAGCTACTAAAGGTCTGATGGCACGAGGCCCGATGGCATGAATTACACGACGTTGTATAACACGATTCAGTCGTATACGGAGAATCAGTTCCCCGATGTATACCTTGCGAGTGGGAGTACCGTATCTGCGACTACGCAGATCAATACCTTCATTACGCAGGCTGAACAACGTATATACAACTCAGTGCAGTTCCCATCGCTTCGCAAGAACGTAACAGGCGTGACAAGCACGGGTAATAAATATCTGTCTTGCCCTAGTGACTTCTTGTCTTCATTTTCTTTGGCTGTTGAAACTGCGGATGGGCAAGAGTTCTTGCTGAATAAAGATGTGAACTTTATCCGTCAGGCTTACCCCAAGGCGACTGATACCGCGACCCCAAAATACTACGCTTTGTTTGGGCCAACAACTACCAACGATCCGACACCCGTTGTTACGAATGAGTTGAGTTTTATTCTTGGCCCAACCCCAGATGCTGTATACAACGTAGAACTCCACTACTACTATTACCCCGAATCCATTACTACTGTTGCTTCTGGACAGACATGGCTTGGGGATAACTTTGACACTGTGTTGCTTTATGGTTCTTTGGTAGAAGCCTACACCTTTATGAAGGGTGAGACTGACGTCATTGCTGGTTATGACATGAAGTACAAAGAAGCTCTTGCACTGGCTCAACGTCTTGGTGACGGACTCGAAAGAGGCGACGCATATCGCAGTGGTCAGTATCGTCAAGCGCCTTTGCCGCAGAATAACGGGGTGCGTTGATGGCATTCACCGGCAACTTCTCTTGCAACACTCTGCGTAGTGGCTTGGCTAATGCGTCAATCAACTTGACGACCGACACATTCAGGTTGGCCTTGTACACAAACGCAGCTACGCTTGACGAGACAACAACAGCCTACACCTCTGTAGGTGAGGCAACGGGTGGAAACTATGTTGCTGGTGGAGAGATTGTTACCGCCACAGTTTCTTCTGAAGTCACGGCTTCTGGCAGTGTCGTATATGTGTCCTTTACGTCTCCATCGTGGACTGGGGCAATCACTGCCCGTGGCGCTTTGATTTATAAAGCTGGAGCAAACGGCGCTATTTGCGTCTTGGACTTTGGCAACGACAAAACATCCAACAACACTTTCACCGTGGCGATGCCTGCTAACACCAGCACATCTGCACTCATTCGACTCGTATAAGGAACTACCATGTTTAACGAAAAAGCAACCTCATCAGACAATGTAAGCGCGGGTTTAGTTGCTCGTACTGGAGCCGACTTTGGAGCGCGTGCAGGCGGCGTGTTTCATGTTGAGTGCTTCGATAAAGACGGCAACTTAAAGTGGAGTACCTCCGAACACAACTTGGTTGTAAACCAAGGCTTACAGGACATGAACACCAACTACTTTAAGGGTTCAACATACACTGCTGCGTTTTTCCTTGGCTTGGTTACTGGCCCCGGTTCAGGTACAACCTTTGCCGCCGCTGACACTTTGGCTTCTAAAGCATGGACTGAGTTCACAAACTACTCTGGTTCACGCAAGGCAGTGACTTTTGGCACAGCAACAACCGCAGACCCATCGGTCATCAGTAACTCAGCAGCACCATCTTCGTTCTCCATTTCGGGTGCTGGTGGTGTAGTAGCTGGCGCATTCTTGTGTACCGTGTCCAGTGGCACGGCAGGTGTTTTGTTCTCTGAGTCAGACTTCACATCTCCCGGCGATCGCACCGTTGTGTCTGGCGACACTTTAAACGTAACATACACATTCAGCCTTGACGCTGCGTAACGTGTGTTTGCTGATGCACCATTTGCCACAGTCCCATTTGCTGCACGAGGTGCGGGTGGGCAGGTTATTGATAGCGCGGTTGTAGAGTCTGCAACAGCTTCGGATGCAGTAGCTGCCCTTGCAATATTCTTGGCGGCGGTTACAGAGGCTTCAGCGGTATCAGACAGCGTAGCTGTTGCGGCTTCTAACTTTATTGCTGACATTGCAGAAACTGTTGTTATTGGGGACGCTCCAAGCGCCTTGGTTGACTTTATCTCTTCGGTAGAGGAGTTTGCCGCAGCACAAGATTCCGCCAGCAGTCTGGTTGATTTCAGTAGCTCAATAAGTGAGTCTGCGACAGGGGTAGATAGCGCCTCTTCACTGGCTGACTTTGTCAGTTCAATCTCAGAATCTGCTACCGCATCCGACTCAGCCGCAGCTTTTGCTGACTTTTTGGCGGCAGTGCTTGAAACTGCCACGGCCTTGGACTCCTCCAGCGCCACAACAACTTTCCCTGCCAACGTAGATGAGAGCGTCACGGCTTCAGATGCAGTTAGCGCACAAGCGGAATTTTCGGTGTCTGTTGAAGAAACTGTTACCGGCTCTGACAGTGTTCTGGTGGCTCCGTCCACCTTTAATGCAGCAATCGATGAAACTGCCCAAGCCCTTGATTCCGTCTTGGCAAGTGCGGTCTTTTTTGCTACCATTACGGAAGGCGCGGTAGCTGCCGACCAGATCATTGCGCGGCTGCTTTGGGAGATCATCAACGATGCTCAAACGGCAAACTGGGGCAACATCAACGCCTCGCAGACAACGACTTGGGCCACGGTTGGAACAGCGCAAACAGTTAGTTGGCAGACAATTAACGATGCTCAAAACGCCGGATGGACAGTGATCTACGACGGTCAGACAGATACGTGGCAAGTAGTAAAAACGCAGGGTTGAGCAAATGGCACTTGTAGTTAAAGATCGGGTTCAGGAAACTACCACTACAACGGGTACGGGGACACTGACGCTTGGCGGTGCTGTTTTAGGCTTTCAGACTTTTGCAGTTATTGGTAACGCCAATCAGACCTATTACGCGATTGCAGACCCAACAACAGGCGACTACGAAGTAGGTATTGGCACATACACCGCTTCAGGCACAACTTTAAGCCGCACCACTGTTTTAGAGTCCAGCAATTCCAATAGCTTGGTTAACTTTGCTGCTGGTTCAAAGAATGTATTTTGTACGTACCCAGCGGAAAGAGCAGTGTATTTGGATACAGCAGGCTCTGCTGTAACTCTTTTAGACATCGGCACACTGGGTGTTAGCACTGCAAACATTTCAACTGCAAACATTACATCTGGGACAGTTGCTACAACGCCAGTCAACAACACCGACATTGTCAACAAGGCGTATGCGGATGCGATTGCATCGGGTATTCACTTTCATGAAGCTGTAGCTTTAGCAACTACAACAACTCTACCAGCAAACACATACAACAACGGCACATCCGGGGTGGGGGCAACGCTTACAGGAAACGCTAACGGCGCTTTGTCTGTGGACTCAACGCTTACTGTCGTTACAGAACGCATACTTGTAAAAAACGAAGCGGCAGGTGCAAACAACGGTGTTTATACGGTTACTCAGGTTGGCTCTGCTGGAACACCATACATACTGACCCGCGCTACAGATTTTGATACTGTTGGCACTGGGGTTGATCAGATTGACGAGGGCGACTTCTTCTTGGTTACCAGCGGCACTGCTAACGTCAATACCGCTTGGGTGCAACAGACCGCGCCGCCTATAACGATTGGCACAACGGCGATTGTTTTTCAGCAGTTCTCTGCGCCAATTACATACACGGCGGGTACAGGGCTGAGTGAGTCCCCAAGCTACACATTTAATATTGCCAACACAGGCACTGCGGGTACATACGGCGGGGCGGCTTCTGTTCCTGTCTTTACAACCAACGCACAAGGTCAAGTAACCAGCGTCACTCCTACAGGTATTGCCATAGCCGCAGCCGCAGTTTCAGGTTTGGCTCCATCAGCAACAACGGATACAACCAATGCAAGTAATATTACATCAGGTACTCTGGGTACTTCAAGGTTGTCTGGCAGCTACACGGGTGTTACTGGAGTCGGCACTGTTACTGCTGGTACTTGGAACGCTACACCTATTGGTGCTGTTTATGGTGGTACTGGTCAGTCCTCTTACGCTGTGGGAGATTTGGTATACGCGGATACAACAACGTCGCTGGCGAAACTCGCAGATGTCGCGGTCGGTAATGCGCTGATCTCAGGGGGTGTTGGCTCTGCTCCCAGCTACGGCAAGATTGGTTTGGCAACGCACGTAAGCGGAACTCTTCCAATAGCTAATGGTGGTACAGGCTCAACATCGACTCAGTTCGTGGATCTTGCTGCAAACGTCACAGGTACTCTGCCTGTTGGTAACGGTGGCACAGGTGCGGCAACATTCACAGCCAACAACGTCTTGCTGGGTAACGGTACTTCAGCATTTCAAGTCGTAGCCCCCGGCACAAACGGTAACGTACTTCAGTCTAACGGCACAACTTGGGTGTCTGCTTCAGCCCCAAGCACTATGGTGTATCCCGGCGCAGGCATACCCAACTCCACAGGCACATCGTGGGCTACGTCTTACTCTACAACAGGCACTGGCACTGTTGTTGCGTTGGCTACTTCACCGTCATTGACAACCCCAATTCTGGGTACACCCCAATCCGGAAACCTTGCAAACTGCACGTTCCCAACACTAAACCAGAACACGACTGGCAACGCGGCTACTGCTACTACCTTACAGACCGCCAGAACAATTAACTTAACAAGTTTTAATGGCTCTGCAAACATAACGATACCGCGTATTGCATCAATTGATGATCGCACCGCTGCTCCTGCTGATGGCTCAGCCGGGTATGCAACATTTGGCTTTGGTTCGTGGACGAACAACAACTTAGCTCCATATTCTGATTTTTTCTTGATGAGGTCTTACAGTGATGTGACTGGCGGCAACGACAATATGGTGTCGTTTCGCAAAGACGTTCTTGGAATGCGGGTATGGCAACAAAGTTTTGGGTCTGCTACAGCGTTTTCTACATTTAAAGATGTAGCTTGGACTGACGGCACAAATGCTTCCGGCACTTGGGGTATTAACGTCACAGGCAATTCGGCTACTGCGACTACGGCAATAAACCTATCAACCAATCGCACAAACTGGGCTACAAACGGAACAATTACCGCAGTTGTTGGTCAACTGGCTTGGAAAAACTACAACAACAGCCACACCATATTTGATGCTTCGGCTGGCACGTCACCTGACGGCGGTGCGGTAAACAATACCAACTCGCAAATAGCTTGGACGGCAACATACCCCACATTAATGGGGTGGAACGGTGCAAATACCTACGGCGTTCGTGTTGACTCCGCTCGGATAGCTGACAGCGCTACTACTGCATCCAACTCCACCAATCTTGGTGGCTACGCCGCTAATACATACATTGGCAAGTTCGGCAACGTTAGCGGCTACTACCAAGCGGACAACTGGCTTCAGTTCAATACTTCTAATGGCCTGTACTGGCCCAGTACAAACGCGGCGGAACTTACCGCCAACACAACAAGTACTTACGGTGCTATATCAATTATTGGGGTAAGAAATACTTGGAGAGGAATCCACTTCAACGGCGGCGGAAGCCAGCCGCACCTTATGTTTGACGGTAGTTCAAACGGCGGTATTTACTATGAGGGTGGTGGGCGTTGGGCAAACTACTACAACTACGGTAATAACTGCACAGGTTTTGGCACATCATCAACCAATGCTAATTATGGCATATACGTCACAAAAGGTGGTTATTTTGACGGTCGTGTAGACGCAACTATTTTTTACGATGCCAACAACTCTTCGTATTACGTAGACCCCAGCAGTGTTTCTGTGTTCAGTGACATAAGAATCAATGATGGTAATGTGCAGTTGCGTAGCAACAACGTCCCAAGAAACACAAAGTGGAGAGCGCTAGAGGGTACTACTGATGTTGGTATTTCTTTTTACAACGCCCAAGATGTGTGGTGTATGCAGTTGTACGCTAACGCAGGAAATGAGTATGGATTTTTAAGGTCTAATTGGTCTACTTGGGATTTAAGAAAAGTTCCAAACGGCAACCTGTTCATGAATGATAACAACAGTTATTATTTAAACATTACTGACACTTCAAATATAAATAAGCTCTATTACAACAACAACATGGTTTCCCAAAACTATGGGGTTGGGCAGGTGGGCCTTTACGACTCATACCGTTATCAAGCCCTTTTTTCGATGGGGGAGTCTTACATTCTTCCAGCTAACGGAACTAGCACAGGCAACCTGTACGGAATGGCTTGGTCACACCCCAACGCTGGCGGCATAGCGGGGAATCTTGCTTCTCATGGATTTCTTATTCTTGAGAACGGAAGCTTTAGAGGGGCGTGGGGCGGCGCAAGTTTAAGAAACCCCGGTGATATTCGCGGCACAATCTTTTATGATTACGACAACACTGGGTATTATTTAGACCCGACCAGCATTTACTCTTTGCGTACCGTAGGCGATTGGCGTGCTGATAGTGCGGGTTGGACTGGTGAGTTCGCAGGGAAGATACAGTACCACTCTAATAATTGGTATCTTCAGTTTACTAGCAACGTAATTTTCCGCAATGGTGGTGGCACTAACGTAATGGTTTGTGACAACGGCGGTAATCTGACAGTAACAGGGTCAATATCTGGGTCAACTTCATATCCAGCCCGTGCTTGGGTAAACTTTTTTGGTCAGGGCTATACATCTATTCGGGCAAGTTCGAATGTAAGCTCAGTTTCATACAACGGGACAGGAAATTACACAATAAACTTCTCAACTGCAATGGTTGATGCAAATTACGCTACTATCGGTTCGGCTTGGTATCCCGGCGCACAACAAGCGGTTTTCAACGGCAATAGCGGGGGTACATATGCAACAACAGCAGTTCAAGTCTTTGTGGTTAATTCAGCAAATGGCGCATTACTCGATTCCCCCATTGTAAATGCCGCAATCTTCCGTTAAAGAAAAACTATGACACAAGTAATTATTTATCCAAACATCGCGGACTGCTTGACAGTTAAAATCAAATACCCTAAAGGAGTGTAAACATGGCAATCACATACACATGGGCCGTAACAGGCATGAAAGTTACCAATGTGGGAACAGAAACCAACTACGTTGTTCAAACGTACTGGACAAAAACCGGCACGGATGAGAACGGCAACACTGGCGTGTTCAGTGGCGCAACACCTTTTACCGCCAATCCAGATCAAACCGACTTCATACCTTACGACGAACTAACGCAAGAAATTGTGCTGGGCTGGATTCAGCCTGTTGTAACCGGCAGTTACGAAGAGCATGTCAATGCACAGATTGCCAAGCAGATAGCGGATAAAATTGACCCCGTAACAGAACCCGCTTTACCTTGGGCTCCCCCAACCCCACCAACCCCAACCCCAACTCCATAAGGAAAACAAATGAACGACAAAATCAACATCGGCGAAGTAACCATTACCGAATTCAACGTAATCATGAAGCAGTTGTCTGTTGGTCAGCTTGGCGAGTGCATTGACCTGTTTATGAAATTGAGCAAGTTGGGTCAAGAATTTCAAGCAGCACAGCAATCAGGGACTAGAGCAGTACCACCCCCAGCAGTATAAGGAGCAGCCATGAGCAGCACATATTCCAACAGTTTGCGGATTGAGCTTATTGGCTCGGGCGACCAAGCCGGTACATGGGGTCAGACCACCGACAACAACTTTGCTTACATTTTTGATACTGCTATTGCGGGAATCAACACAGTAACCATCTCATCTGCTGCTCAAGCTCTGACCTATGTAAACGGGCCGACATCTTCTTCGTCCCTGAACCAGTCAATCTACGCCATTTTGAAACTCAACAGTGCGGCTGCGGCATCTGCCATTTATGCTCCACCTGTATCTAAGCAGTACATCATTTGGAACAACAGTAGCTTCACAATCACGATATACAACTCTACGGTCATCGGTAACACAACTGCTGCCGGTGCGGGGGTTGCTATTGCGGCTGGCAATAAAGTCATGGTCTGGTCGGACGGGACAAATTTCTTTGATATCCAAGCTCAAAACTTAACCGGCACACTTGCTATCGCGAACGGCGGTACAGGACAAACCTCAGCCAACGCTGCGTTCAATGCCTTGGCCCCAGCACAAACAAACAACCGACTACTTAGATCAAACGGCACAAACACATCATTTGCTCAAGCTGTATTGACTACAGACGTTACGGGAACCCTGCCTGTTGCAAATGGCGGCACTGGGGTGACTTCTTCTACCGGCTCGGGCAGCGTTGTTTTGTCTACAAGCCCCACACTTGTTACCCCTCTCCTTGGCACACCAACATCTGGGAACCTTGCAAACTGCACCTTTCCAACACTCAATCAAAACACAACTGGAACTGCTGCGGGTTTATCCTCTACATTGGTAGTAGGTTCAGGTGGTACAGGCGCTACCACTTTTTCTTCTGGAGCACTGCTCAAAGGCGCGGGAACTTCAGCAATTACAACTGCAAGCGCAGCAGACATTGTTGGTCAAATTGGAGCCACTGCGGTTACAAACGCCACGAACGCAACCAACGCTACAACAGCGGCATCATGCTCAGGTAACGCGGCAACCGCTACAAGCCCACAATCGGGCGGATCGTTCATTACGTCTAGCAACATTGCCAGTCAGACAGTAGCAGCATGTACAGGAAATGCTGCCACTGCGACCAACCCTCAAAGCGGCGGTTCATTTATTACCTCTAGCAATATTGCTAGTCAGTCAGTAAGTTTTGCAACAACCTCAACAAATGCTACCAATGCTACCAACGCTACAAACGCAACAAATGCTACCAATGCAACAACCGCAGCATCATGTTCAGGCAATGCAGCAACAGCCACAAACCCACAGTCGGGTGGCTCATTTATTACATCTAGCAATATTGCTAGTCAGTCAGTAGCTTCTGCCGTTAACGCAACTAATGCAACCAACGCTACAAACGCAACAACTGCCACAAACCTTTCAACAGCATCAGGTTCAGCGCCATCATATTCAGCTAGAGCTTGGGTAAACTTTCAAGGCCAAAGCTTTACGGTTATTCGTGCAAGCGGGAATGTAAGTTCTGTTTCCTACAATGGAGTAGGAGATTACACAATAAACTTTGCAACAGCTATGCAAGATACATTGTATGCTGTTGTTGGTTCAGCTTGGTATCCCGGCGCAGTACAAGCACTTTTTTCCGGCAATAGCACTGGTGGTACATACACAACATCAGCGGTTCAAGTTGCTGTGGCTAATTCAGTAAATGGTGCAGCACTTGATTCCAACATTATAAATGCTTCAATCTTTCGTTAAGGAAAAACTATGACACAAGTAATTATTTATCCAAACAACGAAGGTTGGTTAACCGTCGTTAGCCCTGCCCCTGAGTGCGGTTTATCTATTGAGGAGATTGCCCGTAAGGACGTACCCGCAGGTAAACCGTATCACATCATCAACGTAGATCAGCTTCCACAAGACAGTATGTTCTTTAACGCATGGGAGGCGGACTTCACCAACGCAGTAGGCCGAGGGATTGGCGCAGACGCATGGTTTGCAGAGCAAGCCGCCAAGAAAGAAAAGGAGCAAGCATGATTACCATCAACGTAACCAAAGCCAAAACCATAGCCCACAACGTGCGCCGTGCTGCCCGAACTGAAGAGTTCAAGCCCTATGACGAAGCTATTGCTAAGCAAATTCCCGGTCAAATCGACGGCGCTGAAGCGGCAAGGGCTGTAATTAGAGCCAAATATGCAGCGATGCAAACTGCTATTGACGCAGCTTCAACAGTAGACGAAATCAAGGCAGCGATGCCGCAGAGTTAAAAATTGACCCGATCTCCATCCTCTTCGCTGCAAATGCCTGTGTCGCTGCAATCAAGCAGGGGTGTAAGCTTTACAAAGACGCTAAAACGTCTTTTATGGAGATCAAGAAGACTGTTGATGAAGTTGTTACAGATGTTAAAGCAGTCAGAGGATTCTGGGCAAAGCTCTTCGGGTCAGCGCCAGCCGCCCAAGCCAAGCCTGTGGCGAAAAAGAAGGAAGCCTACGTTGCCGTTGACGAAACCCAAGTCATGGCAGACATCGTTACTCAGCTTTCGACTTTCTTTAAGTTGCAAGAACAGCTTGCTGAACACATAAGGGAAGAGGAAGAGAAGAGCAAAACGGTTTTTGACCCCGATGCCAACTTGATGGAAGCCGCCCTGAAGCGGGTAATGGCTCAAGACCAGATGGCAGCGTTGGAGGTGGAGATAAGAGAGGCGATGGTGTACGGCGCTCCTAAAGAGATGGGGGCTTTGTATAGCAAAGTCTTTGAAATGCGGGATGTAATCAAGGCAGAGCAGGATAAAGCAAGGAAGAAACGGGATGACGACTCATGGCAACGCAAGGAAAAGGAGCGCCTTACAAGCGAAAAGCAAGCGTACCTACTAGCGACTTTTCTTTTCCTTCTGTACCTGTGGCTCCTCCTCGGCCTCTTAAGCAGGATTGGGAAAATATAATGGGTTGGATTGCTGCTTGTGTGCTTGTGGGTATGCTCCTACCCTTATTGGGTATGTTGTACATAGACGTGCTGCAAACCAAAAAAGAAGCCCAGACGCAGATTGAAAAGATGGAAAAAATACGTAAAGAACTTGAAAGGGAAAAACGTGACAAGACATGAACTTTCACTGTTGGCGCTGACTGTTTGCGTTGGCATCCTCTGCGGCTTGCTGACTGGGTGCGACGACCGTTTTCGTTACCCCTGCCAAAATCCAACAAATTGGAATAACGTTGAATGCAAGCCCCCAATCTGTACTGCTACGGGTACATGCCCAGAGCAGCTTATTAAACCTGAGCAGGAGAAGAAATGATGCCTACTGTTGGATACAAACCAAACAACCGCTTGACCGCAGAAGAGATTGAAGTCCGTGTATGGGCTTTTGTAATTGTCGTTTTGGTGACCATCCTGCTTGGCGCAATGGTGGCGTTCCTGTACTCTGTGACCTACGTCACTCAGCCTATGGCGGGTATGGCTCCTATTGACAAGATATACACCCAGCAGATTTCTACCATCATGGTGTTTATCACTGGCGTTCTTGGCGGCGTGGCTGGCAGGTCTGGTATTAAAGCCGTAGCCAATGCAGTTGCCAAAGCCGAGGCCAACGATAACGATGAGCCACCAAAGCCATGAGTCTGTTTAATCCGTATGTCTTGCTTGGCATTGTTCTGGCGGTGTTGGGTAGCTTTGGTGTTGGGTATTACAGCGGTGAGCAAAATGAATACGAGCGCCAGCAACTTGAGATTGCTCGTTTAAACGAACAGGCGCGGCAAACAGAACGGCGTATGGGTGAAGTTGCTCAAACATATGCTCAAACATTAAGGAAGGCCAACAATGTTGCAAAAGTTAAAGAAGATAAGCTGCGTACTGATATTGCCTCTGGCGAGCGCAAGCTGTTCATTCCTGTCAAAGCCCCCGAGTGCGCCGTATCAGCCACCGCAGATCCCCCCGCTGCCTCTGGAAATACAGAAACAAGAGCCGAGCTTGACCCAAGAACTGCTCAATCTCTTATCGATCTCACCAGCCGGGGAGACCAAGCCATCCGCAGCCTCAACGCCTGCATTGACCAATACGACCAAATGAGGAACATTAAATGAACCTGACAGCAAACTTTTCACTACACGAACTGACCAAATCAGAGACAGCTTTGCGTATGGGTTTTGACAATACCCCCGGCGAAGCCGAGATCGCCGCTTTAAAGCTATTGGCTGAGAAAGTTCTTCAGCCCGTGCGTGACCATTTCGGTAAGGGTGTCAAGTGTAATTCTGGGTTCCGCAGTGCCGAAAGTAATGCAGCAGTCGGAGGATCTCGTACCTCAGACCATGTCAAGGGCCAAGCAGCCGATATTGAGATACCCGGAGTGCCAAACGCAGAGCTTGCCCAATGGATCATGGATAACTTAGAATACACACAACTCATCCTTGAGTTTTACACCCCCGGCATACCTGATAGTGGTTGGGTGCATGTGTCTTACGACCCGAACAACCTGAAGAAGCAGGAGTTGACCGCCATGAAAGTAGCTGGTAAAACCCAATACGTTCCCGGTCTTGTAGCCTAACATGCCCTTACAAAAACTCGCTCTTCGTCCCGGTGTAAACAGAGAGAACACCTCTTACGCCAATGAGGGCGGGTATTACGCATCCAACAAAATTCGCTTTCGCTCGGGTATGCCCGAGAAGATTGGCGGTTGGACAGCCGATACAGGAATAAACCTTTCCGCGCTAAAACCAACCACAGGTAAGGTTTGGGGCGTTTGCCGAGCGCTATGGAATTGGATTAACTTGGCAGGCTACAACCTGTTGGCTCTTGGTACAAACTTAAAATACTACATCCAGAACGGTACAAACGGTTACTACTACGACGTAACACCAATACGTACGACAACAGCCGCTGGTGAAGTTACTTTTGCCGCATCAACTGGCTCGGCAGTAATTACAGTCACTGATGTAGGACACGGCGCTCAAACTGGTGACTTTGTGACTTTCAGTGGAGCAGTCTCTTTGGGCGGCAACATCACTGCCGCTATCCTTAATGCTGAGTTTCAGATAACGTATTTAACAAGCGACACCTACACCATCACAGCTTCAGTTCTAGCAAGTGCAGGTGACTCAGGAAATGGCGGCGCATCTGTTATTGGCGCTTATCAGGTCACTTCGGGTAACGATGTCTTTACCCAGAACGTAGGTTGGGGCGCGGGTACTTGGGGCGGCTTTATTCCGGGTACGGCAACAAACCAACTCAATGGGGCTATAAATAATTCCGTCACAACTATCACGGTAGATAGCACAACTTCGTTTTCAGCGGCGGGAAACATCTTAATTGACTCTGAAAACATATCTTATACAAGTAAAAATTCAACTCAATTCTTGGGTTGTACCCGAGGACTAAGTGGTACAGGCTCAGGCGCAGCCGCCTCTCATGCTGACAACGCAGCAGTTATTCAGTCCACCACATTCACTGGGTGGGGTGACCCCGCTCCTGCTGGTCAAGGTATTGGAGAGCAGCTTCGTTTATGGAGCCAGTCAACCTTTGGCGAGGACTTAATTTTTAACCCCCGTGGTGGCGCACTGTATTACTGGGCAAACGCTGCGTCAACAAATACATTTAACAGGGGTCAACTTCTTGGCCCAAGCGCATCAATTGTTACCAAATATGGAACTGTAACTACGGATTCCTCATGCCCAATAGTTGCCAACTTTGTTATGGTGTCCGATGCCTCAAGGTTTGTCCTTGCATTTGGTGTTAATGACTATCCCGGAACGCCCGGAGCAACTATCCAAGACCCCATGCTTATTCGTTGGTCTGACCAAGAAAGTTTTGTTACATGGTTTCCAGCTATTACAAACCAAGCAGGTAGCTACACTTTAAGTGACGGCTCACAAATAGTTACAGCCAAACAGACCCGTCAAGAAATTTTGGTATTGACTGATTCTGCCATTTACTCCATGCAATACCTCGGCCCACCCTACGTTTGGAGCTTCCAAATTCTGGGCAACAACATATCTATTGCTGGGCCAAATGCAATAGCGACTGCTAACAACATAACGTATTGGATGGGTACGGACAAGTTCTATATGTACTCCGGTCGCGTTCAAACGCTTCCATCCACCCTGCGCGAGTATGTGTATAACGACATCAACCTTGAGCAGTCATTCCAGTTTATGGCGGGTACTAACGAGGGTTATAACGAAGTGTGGTGGCAGTACTGCTCTGCTGGGTCTAACGTGATTGACCGCTACGTTATATACAACCATCTGGACAACGTCTGGTACTACGGCGACTGGGTTAACTACACCGGCACTGCATTCCAAGGCAGAACCGCTTGGCTTGATAGCGCCTTACGTGCATACCCAATGGCAGCTACATACGGCGCGGCTGGCGGCAATGCAAACACATTGCTTGTGTACCATGAGAACGGCGTTGACGACGGCGTAGTTAATCCACCAAATCCTATTGTTTCCTCAGTTACTTCATCTGATTTTGACATCGGGGACGGACATAACTTCGGGTTTGTGTGGCGTTTAATTCCCGACTTAACCTTTGATGGTTCTAGCGTAAACGGGCCGACTGCTATGTTTACGGTACTCCCCCGTGCCAACCCCGGAGCGAACTACGGCCCATCAAATGACCCGTCTGTGGTCAGTGCGCAGAACTACCAGAACCAAAGAACCTATGCAATTCAGCAGTTTACACAGCAGGTGTATGTCAGGATTCGTGGTCGGCAGATGGCGTTCCAAGTAAGTTCAGACGCAATCGGTGTTCAGTGGCAGTTGGGTGTACCACGAATTGACATCAGACCTGACGGTAGGAGATAGGCATGGGTTTAAAAAACGTAGTCCAGCCACGCTTACCAGCAGCCCCCGAGCAGTATGATCGACAGTATATGGAGCAGCTTCTTAACGTGCTGCGCTTGTACTTTACCCAACTGGACAACGCTTCCCCCGCTGTGTTTGCGTCTCAAGGCGTTGGAACTACCGCTGTCGTAACCGCATTAACCTGCGCTCAACCTGACCTAACAACTCCCGGCGCGACCAAAATCAGCCTGCCAACCCAAGCCGATCTTGCCAATCTCAGAGCGGGTGATATTTACTACGACACTACTGCTGGCAATGTTCTAAAGATCAAAGTGTAGTTGTCCAAAAATGCCCAACATGATACGATCAACCACCCCCCATTTAAAGAGGCAAAAATGAGCCTACAGCTTGCAGCCCAACACCTTTCCAGCACTGGGCGTGGTAACGATTCCACGCTTGTACACATGTCGCCCCGAGAGGTTAAAAGCCTTAATGATTTGGCGATGGCGCATGGCGGGCAATTAACCATTAATCCACAAACAGGCTTACCCGAAGCTGGCTTTCTTGAGTCTATCCTGCCTATGGTGGCTGGCGCAGCTTTAACTGCTACTGGTGTCGGCGCTCCTATGGCTGCTTTGATGGTTGGCGGCGGCATGACGCTTATGACAGGCAGTTTGCAAAAAGGCTTGATGGCTGGTTTGGGCGCTTACGGTGGCGCTGGACTGGGTCAAGGATTGGCAGCAAGTGGTATGGAGGCTGCGGTAGCTGGTGATTCCGCCGCACAAGCGGCACAGGCTAAGATTGCTGAGAATGCTAGTGTTGCTAACTCTAACTTTTTTGATCCAACCGGAACACTAAGGCCGGAAATGCAGAGCCAATATATAACGGCTCAACAGACAGCCGCAGACGCAGCTAGGGGCGCGGTTAATAATTTAGCTCCAAAAGGCTTTATGGATAGGCTTGGCATGATGGGTAAAGGTATTGGAACTCTTGGGCAAGAGGGTGGCTTAACCAATCTTTACAACAATCTTGGTGGCTCACCTATGAGCTTACTTAAAACCGTAGGCTCTGCCGCTGCACCAGCTATTGGCGGAATGATGACCCCCCAAAAAGTGGAAGAAGAAAAAGCCGACTCAGACATGGGGCAACGTTACAAATTTGCCATGAACCCCACGGGCGGTCAACCACAGCAAGTTCAGCCGGGGCAAGACCCGCTGATTAACACGCCAAGTCCTACCACTACGCCATTCCCAACCCCTGATATTTATGGTCGGGAGCAACGCTACTTTGCGCCTTCTTACTCAAAGCTTGCACCTGAAGAAGCTAAAAAACTGTATGGGTATGCTGATGGCGGTGTTGCAACAGATCCAGATCGCCCCACAGAAACACCAGCATTACTTGCGTTTAAATAAATGCA